TGCTAAGAGAGCCGGGGTACCATTTGATTCCACCGATATTGTAATATTCATTGCCATCATTATCAGTTTTTAAATTAAGTGGGGTATCATCTACTGTGTATTCGTGTTCTCCTGTTCTATTTACATTGTAAATTTTACCATCTATTACTATATCTATACTTTCGTTTACTTCTAATGAAGCATATGAGCCAATTGTATCATCATTAATAATAACAGGTATTCCATGATAAGATGATGCATAATAAATTCTATATTTATTTAAATTTCCTCTTGTAATTCCTAATACAGTATCGGATGTAATAATTCCTCTTTTCTTAAGTCCTAAAATATTTGATTTATCAGCAAAATTTCCATCAGGTAATCTAGTTGTATTATCTATAAAACAATCTTCAAAATCTGCATAATTTAAAACTGTATTAGTGAAATCAACACCAGTGAAATCTGCTCGTTCAAACATAATTGAAACACTTATTAGAAATTGTATATTTTTAAAGTTTGAATAACGGAAATTAGAATCCTTAAAATCAAAACCATCAGAACCATCAAAATAGTTATTTGTAAAAATAGAATTACTAAAATTTGAATTAGTTAAATTTGAACCATTAAAATTTATAGCAAATGATTCGCTTGGATGAAATGTACATTCACTAAGATTTACCCCACTTAAATCTAATCCACTCACATCTAATTTTTTATAATTGATAGTAGGTCCAATAATGTAGTTATTAAATATATTGTAATGTTCTGGAAGAATTATACTATTTGTATCTCCTATTAATGGACCGTCAACATTAAGTGAACGACTATTGTCAAAAAAATCATTAAAATTTATACTTGCATCAGTAAAATTCACATTATTTAAAGTCATATTGTTAAATTCACTACCAGTGAAATCTGCATCTGTTAAATCTGTATTAGTAAAATATATGTGTGCAAATTGTGCGTTTTTAAAATCCACTCCACGTAAACTTGAATTGATAAACTCCCACTCACTACTAAAATAATTATGTCTAATACTCAGATTTGCATTATTTAAACTAGAATCTATGAAATCGATAGAATATTCATCATTAAAATGTATTAAATCATTTAATTTAGCACCTTCCATATTGACGCCTTTAAATAGTGCATTATTCAAATCCGCCCCTCTAAAATCAACATTCGCTAAACTATCTGGTGGTTCTGAAGTAATATCGTAACTTTGGTCTGCATTAGGTAAATCAATAGTCATTGGTTCATAAGTATTTCTGTTTAAACAGTATAACACATGAATTGATATTGATGATATAAAATGTAATCCATTATTCACATAATTTACTGTTGATGGTTCATTCAATGATATATCAATAATTTTATCATTTTGTGTAATTATTTTAAAAATTATATTTGCGTTATTATATGCTCCATCTTTTTCTGGTGTAACACTATTATCACCCCAGATTGCAATTGAAATTTGTTCCACGCTTTTATCAATATGATGGGAACCAACTACCATATTATCACTATCGTCTATTGCAACTAAATATGATGCATCTGTAGTCTTAATTATATTATATACATACGGTATTACGAAAGCTAACATATTATTACCAGTATTACCTGTGAAAGGTGGATATATATGCGACATCTATATATATATATATATATCAACTATAAAAATATACTATTAAAATTGATGTTTCTTAATTCTACAAGTTAATTATAAAAACGCCACTATGAAACTGAAAATAAAGATAGATGATCGTTATTATAAATCTTGGACGCTATACACATCAGATACCTTATACGAACTCGACAAAGCAGAATTCAATGTTGATCCTATCAAATATAAACTTATGAATCAAGACATATTCGACTACGACAAAGAAACCCATAATATAACCATATTGCATTCAAGCAACCGTGAAATGCCTATTCTTCCCGGTGTTCTTGTCCTGCACGATGGAAAAACATACGGAAAAATAAAAGATAAATATTATTACAAATTCATACCAGATGATAAACGACTACCATTATTTATTGTTCCTTACAAAATCAAGAAGCTTGGTTTCTCAAAAAATATAAAAAATATGTATGTCATTATGCGTTTCAAAAGCTGGGACACCACAAAGCATCCAGTCGGTCAAATAGTAAATGTAATCGGAGCTACGGATGTTCTCTCCAATTTCTACGAATATCAACTCTATTGCAAAAGTCTATACTCCTCCATCCAAAGTTTCACAAAGCATACAATCGCACGGTTGCGTGAAACATCGGAACACACTATTATCGAGACAATCAAAGAAAAATATAATCTACAAGACCGAACAGACATATTCACATTTTCAATTGACTCCCCTACAAGCAAGGATTTTGATGATGCATTCAGTATTACAAAAGGAAAGGATAAAAACAGTCGTATAATAAGCATCTATATTGCAAATGTTCCTATTTGGCTAAATACCTTACAACTATGGGAATCCTTTTCAGAGCGTGTTGCTACTATTTATCTTCCAGACCGAAAGCGTCCCATGCTACCAACTGTTATGTCAGACAGTCTTTGTAGCCTTTGTGCAAACAATACCAGATTTGCATTCACACTCGACATACATATTGACGAAAAAGGCAACATCACAGAACACACATTTTCAAATACAATCATCAATGTAAATAAGAATTTCGGTTACGCAACAGATGAACTCCATGCAGACCCAAATTTCAACGAACTATTAACGCATTTGAAACGGGTAAACAAGATGACAAAATATATTCCAAAAATCCTAGACAGCAATCATGTTGTGACCTATTTAATGATTTTGATGAATTATCTTACTGCCAAGACCCTTTTGACACATAAAAATGGTGTGTACAGAAGTGTAAAGCTGAATAATTGTGGCGATATACCGAGCACACTTCCAAGGAATGTTGGAGACTTCATTCGGTCATGGAATAGCACATCTGGAGCGTATGCAACATACGACAGTTACGAAAGTCACGATATTCTGGATTTCGAAGCATATACTCACATCACATCGCCTATTCGCAGGTTGGTAGACATATTAAACATGCTCGATATACAGGATAATCTAGGGTTGTTGCCATTCAATGAAAAAAGCAGGGCATTCTATGAAAGATGGACCAATCCAAGTGCAATCGACTACATAAACCGAAGTATGCGCTCCATTCGAAAAATCCAAAGAGATTGTGACCTGCTGACAAAATACACAACAGAACCCGAAATGTTGGAAAAGGAATACACTGGATATGTATTCGACGGGGTTTGTCGCAATGACATGCTATTTCAATATATGGTATATTTACCTGAAGTTAATATTGTGAGTAAGCTGACGACTCGATTTGAGATAAAGCAATACGACAATAGAAAATTTAAATTATTCTTATTTAAAGATGAGGTGAATCTTCGTGAAAAGATTAAACTGAACTTGATCGAAACTTAGGATTACCTGTTTCAATATCATAATAATTTCTATTATGTCTAGTATGCTCGATGGCTTTTTGAACCACACTCATATGTTGTTTTATCATAATATCATTATTTTTTTCATGAATATCTGTAAAATAGGAATCTTGTTGCTCACATGAAACAGTGCGAACACTGGTCGACGACGAACTATTTGTTGATATCAATGGCGATGATAATGAACCTAACCCATGATATTTCACATCGTGACAATATTTAGACGAAAACTTCAACAATACAATGAAGAATAATAATGTTCCACAAACAGCTAAGGTGCAACTCAGAAATGTATTCATTATAACAAATTAAGAAATTATATGTATTTTACCTAGTCTACATTTTAGAAATTCGCAAAATATCCATCAATTTTACGATCTCAATGATCCCACTCACTCTCAAATTTTAACATTACATGCAACCCACTTAAACACACCACAACAGTACATAAATAAAGATGTCTGTAAGTTGTTCTGAAACGCAATCGTGTCAATCATACGACAAAAACAACAATATCGTCAATGATGGTGATATTGTTGTTACGAATGAGGAGCTAATATTTAATCCTTACAACGAGAAAAATATCGAAATCACAGTGCCTGAAATCAAGAGTATCCTCGAAAAATACGGTGTTCCAAGTTCAAAGGTATTCAATCTTAACTTATACAAGCGGTCATTCATCCACAAATCTTATGTCAAGCGTCCCCAACTAGAAAATGAAGAAAACAATATTATTATTGCTCCAAAACCGGATAATTGTATGCGACTCCGCACAAAATCAAACGAAAGATTGGAATTTCTGGGAGACGGTGTTCTTGAATGCATCACAAAATATTATTTGTATCGCAGGTTTCCAAAGGAAAATGAGGGGTTCATGACAGAAAAAAAAATCGCACTTGTAAAGAATGAGCACATTGGTCGTCTTGCATACGAGATGGGACTAAACAAATGGTATGTTATTTCCGCCCATGCAGAGGAAAAGAAGACGCGAACAAACCTTAAAAAACTCGGTTGTCTCTTTGAGGCATTCCTCGGTGCACTATTTTTGGATTTCAACAAAATATCAATCCACGATGAAGACAAATGGTTTGATTCTAAGTTTGTCACTGGTCCAGGCTTCCAGATGGCACAAATCTTCATTGAAAATATTTATGAGAAGCATGTAGATTGGCGTAAGCTTATTAATGAAGACGACAACTACAAGAATATTCTACAAGTAAAGATCCAAAAAGCGTTCAAAACAACCCCCACCTATCTAGTGATTGATGAAGATGATGAAATCGGCTATACGATTGGTGTATATTTGGAGATTAATATGCCAGTACAAGATGTAATTCCTGCAAATGCAACTACATATGGGACAATTATCCACTTTGCAGACATCCACTCTCATATTGAAAAACACGGAAAATGTTTCTTCCTTTTAGGAAAAGATACCCATAAAATCAAGAAAAAAGCAGAACAGAGCGCCTGCCAAAATATTATTTCTCGGATTCAGTAGACGGTGGTGAATCCAAAGATAAGCTAGGCATATCCATAGATACAATTGTATGCTTAATCATGGGTGATGTTTCAAATTTATTTGTATAAGGTCTGACAAAACTCTTATCCGCAACAATATTTTTACTGGTATGAATATTTGAAAACTTATTCAGTGTGATTTTAGAAATAAAATCTTCTTTGGAAATACGCGTAGTTGCCTTCTCTTTATTAACTTCCATTTAGATATACACTTAAAAACTTTTTATATACTAATTTTATAAGAATGTCTTCTTTATTAGAACAATTAAAAAAGAAACCCATACCAAAAAGAAAGGAAGTGTTTTCAATCAATATAGAGAAAGAAAAGGGTGATGCAGCAGTAGAAGCTCCAGTCGAAGTAAAAGTGAAGATGATAGATGATAGCGAAAAGGGATTTGACCGTTCCGATTTTATGCGTAAATTGCAAGCAAAATTAATTGTAGCTCCTAGATTGAGAATCGAACCACCGAAAGAAGCAGTAAAACCACCTGTTGTTAAAAAGACGAGGGAGGTGCCAAAGGTAAAGAAAACCAAAAAGCGTTTGCGTTTATCAAAGAAGATATCAAAAGGCACAATCACAGGAACCACTGATGAAAGACCATTGTTTAGAAAAACACGCAAGCCCGATTTGTCACTTATTCGCGAAGCTCCAATCGAAGAGCTTAAAATCACAGATACGATTATTCAAGAGCGTTTACCTAAACAAGACCAAACCATTATACGCGCTCCCTCGTATTACATGAACAATCGTGAAATATTCATCAACTTCATAAATGCATTATTCATGGACTACCGTGACGAATTAGTGGAAGAAGCTGGTAAGGTTTCATGTGATGGTCGCAAATCAAGCAAAGGATTCACTCCATTAACGCATCAAAAAATCGTGCGTGACTATCTCAATCTATACACACCTTACAGAGGATTGCTCCTGTATCACGGTCTCGGTTCTGGTAAAACATGCAGTTCCATTGCCATTGCAGAGGGTATGAAGAGCGAGAAAGAGGTGATTATTATGACACCCGCTTCTTTGCGTGCCAACTATATTGAGCAATTGAAATTCTGTGGAGATCTAATGTATAAGAAGGACCAGTTTTGGGAACGAATTGATGTAGAAGCAAATCCTCAATTTATCACTCCTCTTGCAAAGGTTCTTCAATTGGAAGAGCGTTATCTTGAGGAAAAGGGCGAAGTTTGGATGGTAAATGTAACCAAAGAAAGCAATTTTGATTCTCTCACAACTAGTGAAAAAGAGAGTCTAAACGACCAAATAAACAAGATGATACGCAAGAAATACAAGTTCATTAGCTACAATGGTTTACGCAAGAGTCATCTTGAAGTATTAACAGTTGGTGGAACAATCAATCCATTCGACAATAAAGTTGTTATTATTGATGAAGCACACAATTTCATCAGTCGCATTGTTAATAAATTAAACCATAAAGATGCAATGGTATTAGACCTCTACAATTATTTCTTAAGCGCTGAAAATTGCCGTATTGTGTTATTAACTGGCACGCCAATCATCAATTATCCAAATGAGTTGGGTATCATGTTTAATATGTTGCGTGGATACATCAAGACATTCCAATTTCCACTTGCCATTTCATCCACACGCAAGATAGACACTGCATACTTTAGAAAGTTATTTGAGAAGAATGCTTACTTTGATTATCTTGAATATATACCGTCTAAAAATACATTAACCATAACAAGGAACCCATTTGGATTTATCAACCGTATCAACAAAGAAAGAGAATACAAAGGAATTCGCGTCAATGAACGCGGAGATATCACAGATGATAGATTCATCGAATTAATCACTGACAAGTTAACAAAATCTGGAATAAAGGTTCTTCCTATTGGCGTAAAGGTCGGATTAGACAAGGCATTACCTGATAAACTTGATGAATTCCGCAATCTTTTCATCAGTCCGGATGGTTCATTAAAGAATGACATATTACTTAAGCGCCGCATTATTGGTCTTGCATCTTATTTCCGTGATATTGAAGATCTTATGCCTGAATACAACGAAGAAATCAATTTCCATGAAGTCAAGATACCTATGAGTGACGAACAATTTGCAATTTATGAAACAGCTCGTCAAGCAGAGCGTAAGCAAGAAAAGAATGCACGGAAGAAACGCAAAAAGCAGAGAAAGGAAGACGATGTATACAAGGATGCCGTATCCACATATCGTATTTTCTCGCGTCTTTTCTGCAACTTTGTATTCCCCGCAGAAATACCTCGGCCATTACCTCGGGAAGACCAGACATTAGAAGACGCTGTAACTGGTGCATTGAACGAAACCGTTCTTGATACAACTGAAGTTCCTAAAGAAAAGGCTGTGGAAGAATCAGAAATGTCACCTGAAAAGATAGATGACGATAAAGCATCTTCGGAAGAGGTAAAAGAATTAATGGAAGAATTAAAAGAGAAACAGGATTCATCATATGACGCACGAATCAAGCGTGCTTTAGATGCATTGAAGGAGGGTGGTTCTGAATATTTGTCAAAAGATGCTCTGGAGATATACAGTCCTAAATACCTTCACATGTTGGAAAACATAGAAGATATAGACCATACTGGATTACACTTAATTTATAGTCAATTCAGAACCATCGAAGGTATAGGTGTATTCAAATTAGTATTGGAGCAAAATGGATTTGCAGAATTCAAGATAAAGAAGGTTGGTGCAAAATGGGATTTGGATATTCATCCAGATGATATGGGTAAACCTAAATTCGCCCTATACACTGGTACAGAAGACCCAGAAATGAAAGAAATTATCCGTAATGTATTCAACAGTGACTGGCAATTTGTTCCTACATCAATCAAGACCAAATTGGAAGCAATATCCGGTAATAACTACAGAGGTGAGATTGTGAAAGTTCTTATGATTACAGCAGCGGGGGCAGAAGGTGTAAATCTTAAGAATGTGCGATATGTGCATTTAATGGAACCATATTGGCATCCAGTTCGTCTTGAACAGGTAATTGGTCGTGCCCGCCGTATTTGTTCTCATCATAATCTTGATGCGGATGAACAAAACATAAATGTATTCTTATATTTGATGGAATTAAGTGAGTCACAAAGAGAGAGTGAAGCATCATTAGAATTGAGAAAACATGATACAAGTAAATTAGATAAAACAGTCTTGATAACAAGTGATGAGGCATTGCATGAAATTTCAACCATTAAGCGTAATATTAATAAACAATTATTAAAGACTATAAAAGAAGCATCTATTGATTGTGCATTACATATGAAGAGTGGAAGCAAAGAGCCCCTCAAATGTTTCTCATTTGGTGATACAGGTGTAAATGCATTATCATTTAAACCTGAATATAGTATGGAAGAGCGAGATGCAGTAGCCGACATTAATCGTGAAACCATCACATGGGAAGCAGTTAAGATGCAATTGGGTAAGAAGGTGTATGCGTTGAGATTAGATGATGAAGGTAAACCAACAGACCAAGTATACGATTACGACTCATACATGGCAGCAAAAGAAAGTGGAACATCAAATCCACTTAAAATAGGTAAATTGGTTCGCATTGGAAAGAAAGCAAAGATTGTAACAGATAATTAATCGTCTGTTTCCAGAGTGATGCTTTCGGTTTCTTTTGATACAATAGAGAGAACCTTATATAATAATCCTTTTATTGAATCCATTTCTTTTTGAAGTGAATTTATTTTACGAATAACTTCACTTTCATCATATGTTGGTATATTGCGTATTACATTAGTGGGGTGTATGACATTATTTTTTGGGCTATCAGGAGTTGATGTCGTACTGCTTTTATCAGTTGCAACCATTCTATTCGATTTTATTTGCTTTAATTTCATAAGAAGGTTATTTGAAACAACATTATCACTAGGAGAGGTAGGTAAATCCTTTGTATTGGAGCTATCTGGTATCAAATTCTTAATTTCAGTTACTCTAGTATCGAAATGTACCTTCTTGTTTGTTTTATCATCCACAACTGTTTTCGTATCATTATTATGTATTTTAATCTTTGGTATCTGTCTATCATCTCTATCATGGACATTAGGTGTTGCATCCGATGCAGAGCCACTATTATATATCCATTCATTAGCCTTATCCTGGTCAGTTTGATTGTATGTAAAATCCTGATTACGGCGAGCAAGTTCCCGCTCAAGAAGATTATCAATTGATTCTCCATTTTCTTCCGTTTTATCAGTAAAATCTATTTCTTTTGCCGGTTTCTTCTGAAACATATCCATTTCTTTTTGTTTTTCTCTCATCCGTTCCTTAAATATTCCCTCTCTTTGCTTATGAATATCTTCCCTGCGAACATTTGGATTATGGTTTGTTTCCGATATGTTATGAAATCCCATAGGAGTTGCATTCATTGTATTTGCATTCATTGTATTTGCATTCATTGTATTTGCATTCATGGAGTTCCCATCCATAGGAAATCTTGCACCACCGCCACCGCCGACACCTGTATTTGGTGTTGTATCTGGAATTTGCATATTTTTAACAAATTCATTTATTTCCGACAAAACATGTTTATTTAACTGTGTATAATTCTGATATGAATATTGTTTTGTGTACAAATCTTCCATAATCTTTCCATAAAACTTCATTATATTGTCTCTATTGTGTTGATTCCCTTTTTGTATAACCATTTCTTGAATAATCTCCTCCAATAATCGCTTGTTTTCATTCCATGTTTTAACCATTGTTTTATATTAATATGTTATATTTAATATAAAATCTAAATTAAATAATTATCTGCGTCGTCTCATATGTCGGATATAATGTAGGTAACGAGCATTTGAACTCTTGAGTCGTTCTATATATTGTTTCAAACTTTGTTCGTTACGACGCAATCTCTCTACTTCGCCGTCATTACTTCCTTGACTGCGTTCAAGGTTGTTCACTTTCTCTTTCAATAATGCTATCTCTTTCTTATTTTCTTCATCAACACTTCGCAAATGATTCAATTGATTTGATAAGCTGTTAATTCTTCCTGTGTTATACTTATCTTTATATTTTAATCCATGTATTTGGCCAATCATATTTCGTGCACGACCAATATGTTCGTTAATATCCTCTTCTTGTTCTTTTATTTTATCTTCTTGTTCTTTTATTTTATCTTCTTTTTCTTTAATTGTTTCAAGATGTTTGGGACATTCTTTACATTCTGGTTGACTTTCTTCTACAGGTGATTCTTGTATGTATCCTAACACACGACCTACATTATGTCCCAATGTATCTGGATCACTAGTTGCGTAAGTAGGACATTGTTTCGATTTCTTTTCCTTCATCATTTCATTCATCTTTACAAGCAAATCTTCAAAACTAATGTCAAATGACTGTTCATGCAATATTTCAATCAATGCAGATGTGCATGCTCCTTTCATTTTATTTGACCATACATCGTATACACTAAGACTTACTTGATTATCTCTGCAACCACTTATTTTGTAAATCTCTTTATTTTTACATCCTACACTATTTTGCACTACATGTTTCATCTTATGTTCAATAACATCATAATGGTATGGTAAATCGCATATTGTTCCAGAATGACAGCAGTCAAAAACCATAATTGTTTTGCATGTCAAATGTTGTGCAACTTGCTTAAGTAAATCATCATTGATAACCCCCTTTGTTCTATAATCAATTGGTATAATAATTTCATCTTTACCATCTAATTCCTCACCATTTCTATCATTCATTTGGCTCCCATGTCCTGAATAATGAAGCCAAAATTCATCAACACCATCGGAACCATGTATTACACTAAGTAATTGTCTCATAATATTAGTTGCCGTTGGATGCATTTCCACATCATCAACATCGTCTCGTAACATAACAATATTTTCCTTTTCATATCCTAAGTCATCAATCAACATCTTCTCTACATCCAATACATCTTGGACGCATCCACCTATATATGATTCCTTATCATTCACATAATCAATACCTATTAACAATGCCTTCTTCATTTATATATACACTATATAATTATTTTTACAAAATTTTTAAACATACATTAACACACCATGCTTATCTAAAATAAAAATTGAAATGATTTTACATAAACAAAATAGTGACAACACAACACTATTCATAATCGAAAAACACAAATAAACTCATTATTCGTCTTTAATTTCCAACGCAACTATGGCTGCTGCAACCACTTCGGTAGTTTCCTCATCCCATGATGCTACATGGTGTGAATTGTCCACACTATGGGAAACACATCTGAAAGGAAAGGGTGTGAAACTTCCTAAGAAGAACAGCAAGCTAGGAGATGCAGTGTTGTATCTATATAACAATAAAGGAAGTTTTGTTCACATTGACCTGATTAAGAAATTCGTTTCAGAGAAAGGTCATAAGATGACTGGGACAGACCCTCTTCAGGTTCGGCATTTGTCAACACAGCGTGGACTTCACATTGTAAAAGATGGTCGCTATCTTTATAAGATGGTCAACATGACCGAACCGATTCCTGGGTTTATTCCTACCCGCCGTCAGACCCGTGTTGATGAGACAGCTTGGACCGCACTCAAGGCAACATACGGAAATAAATGTGTCAACTGTGGTGCAGTGCATGGTGAGGAATTGCGATGGGACCCTACTCAAACCACCGTTCTTCAGCAAGGACACATGGACCCGCGAAAAGACCTTACAGAAGATAACTGTATTCCCCAGTGTCAATTTTGCAACCAGCAATACAAGAACAAGGCAATTTTCAACTGTCGTGGGTTTGTGATTGACTTCAGGAAGGAGGGATTCCGATAAGCAAGTCTGAAAACAAAGAAAACAGAAGAAACAAACAAAAAAAGACAAAAAGACAAAAAATTTACAAAACAAACAAATACAATTTTTTTACTGCATATTTACGCGTTCTTTACATATCTCGTAGTATTCCTTATTCAATTCAACACCAATGCACCGTCTATTTGTGTGTTTGCATGCAACAGCTGTTGTTCCACTACCCAAAAAGGGGTCAACTACAACGCTATTTTCCTTCGTAAATAGTTTAATAAGATGCTCTATAAGCGCCAATGGTTTCACTGTAATATGCGTATTCCCAGTTCCCTTTTCTTTTTTACCTGGTTTAGATACAAGGAAATTCTTATCATAACAAAGGCTAAATTCTTCTGTGGTAATGATGTTTGCTGGGACACGGTCTGAATCAATACCAACCTTCTCTGAGAAATTAAGAAGACCTGTTCCAAATTGCAATTCATTTCGAATAAATGTACTGTGGGTTGGTTTCATTGCTACGCAAATTGGTTCAAAACACGACCTGATTTGGGGAGTTTTGAATCCTTCGTATTCACGAATAAGAGCTTCTTTGTCCTCATCGGATATACTCATCTTTTTAATAATATGTGTAATAGACATTCCTTTTGGCATGGTTTGTGTGTATGTCCAATTAATCATATCACGCACTTCAAATCCAGCAATTTCGCAACTCATAGCAATGGCATGGTACAATCGCGGGGATGAAAAGGACAAGAAATACGCCCCTGGTTTCATCTTTTGAAACAATAGTCTTGAAAGTTCCAAATAATAGTCGAATAGATGCTTGACTTGTGATTTGTCAAACTTCATTCCTTTAGGAAGATGCTTAATGTGGCTATTCTTCACATCTTTGTTTACCGCATCAGAACTCCATGTATTATCCAGCTTGTCAATGAAGTATGGTGGGTCTGTTAATACGCAGTCGATACTATTATCTTCTAAATCTTTCAATGCGTTCATGCAGTCATCATTAAGAATCACGATTTTTTCATCGGCTGCAATTTCACTTTCCAGAATCTTATTTTCTTTATGAGTATGAAGGAGAATTTTATCAAGCAACTCCTTCTTTTTCATTCCTTTTGGGTCTACAATATCATTTGTAATGCAGTATTCCCGCAATTCTTTCACCTTCATAGATGTAAAATCACTCATTGTTATATCGGGTTGAGTTACATTAATGACTTCATTTTCATTCAATTTTGAAATCTCCATTGTTAATTACAATATATAGTATACAACACATATTCTATATATTATTCGTAATGTATATAATAAATATAAAAAACGAGATAAAAAATTTTTATATAATATATGTTATAATATTATTTAACACGCAGCAGCACCGCCAGATAATGGTTCACTATTTTCCTTTAAACTGATTTTTTCAAAATATTTATATAATTCAGTACCATAATATATTTTATCAGTGTCATTTTTATATTTTAATAATTCTAATATGCATTTTACATACCGTTCAGTAGGAGTTCCGACAATGCTTTCAATCATCATTTCAGTTATTTCTTCTTTATTCTTAGACGGAATTGTAATGTCGTGATATAATTTTCTATGAATTTCTTTCAAAATTTTTTTTAATTCATCATCTGTTGTTATAATATTTTTTTGTAAAATTCTAATAAATTCACAACATGTTAATGGGAGTGCCCTTATATGAGATATGACAACCTGTTCTTTTAAATCATAATCCTCTTCTGCTTCCACCACTGCTTCCTCTTCTGCTTCTTCCACTGCTTCTTCCACTACTTCCTCTTCTGCTTCCACCACTGCTTCCTCTTCTGCTTCTTCCACTACTTCCTCTTCTGCTTCTTCCACTACTTCCTCTTCTACTGCTTCCACTACTGCTTCTTCCACTGCTTCCACCACTGCTTCCTCTTCTGCTTCCTCTTCTGCTTCCATTACGGCTTCTTCCACTACTGCTTCTTCCACTACTTTTACAGTTTTATTTTTTATATTAGTATCATACAGATTATGATTTCCTCTCATACTTATGAAATATTGATTTGTTTTACTTAGTATGTTCCATCTTAATTCTGGATGAATTTTCCTATCATCAGATAGTGTTTTTTGACTATTACTTTGAAGATATGTGTCTGAATCTCGGTCGTAAATAATTATTCCTCTAAATTGGTTATATCTTGTCCGATGTGAACTAAATTTATTCCAATAAAACTTCAAAGAATTTTCTGGTGTTGTATTAATTTTTGAACCGCCTTTTACTTCTCTATATCCATAGTATCCACATTTTTTTATATCATTTTCTGTGTCTTCTACATCAGTCATATTGTAATGAATTGATTTCGCAGTAATTTTATATTGTTTTTTAATTTCATTAAATGTTTTAACACAATACATCTTTTTGGAAAATTTATCTATTTTTTGATTATTATAATATGTTGCAAATTTTTCATCATCATTTATTTCTATATTTTCCAACTTTTGTTCACTTGGTTTATTAAGAACGATATTATTAACTGAAACAAAATTTCTAGTTGTTCCAGTTTTTTTATGTAGACACATTATTGAATAGTATGATTCTTGATAACTTGCAGAAATGTGATATGGTTCTATATGTTCAGTAAATCTATGTTTATCATTATCTACAACAGTATAACTAATATTAACATTCTTAGGTAAATTAATAAACGTTTTACAAAAATTTTTATATAACTTTTCTTTATCGAATATACTATCATATGTGTCACTATATTTAAACTTATCAATCATAACCAACTCAATAGCTGTTCCAGTTGTATACTCATCATTAATATAATGAGCCAGTATAGAATTTATGTATTCATTTTCTACCCAACAATCATAAATGCTGTCTGCATATTGTGATTGAGACAAATCAAGAGTCCTTTCTTGAATACATTCAGAATTTTTGGTCTTAGTTTCATATCTAGCTTTATCTGTTAGACACATAATACTATATGTTCCACCGATTCCATATTCACTAAATCCTGTTGTATCGCCCTTATGATGATATAAGCATAAGAATTCGCCTGTTTTAAAATGATTAATTCCTGTATTATTAGTAGAAACATCAATTAATTGTATCTTTTCTAGTTTCATATCTTTACAAATAAAGTTAATAGATATATTAGTTTTTGTATTTTCATCTTTTTGTGCTGCTATTCTGTGTGCTTCTAAACCATTCTGAATTACTTCTGAAGCACATTTAAGCAATGGTGGACTTGATGAACGCGCATGCTTTATAAATCCAGGCATATGTAATCCATTTTTAATAGTTCTCCCATCTGCAGCCATTATAATTAGTATAACAATCAATAATAAATAACAGTGATTGTTGTATCTGCTTAATAGTGTATTGTTTATAATTACTTAATAATCCTATTGTGTTTCAATTTTAGAAAACTAGATCAATATTCCACGAACCTTACGGGTTCCTTTACCATGTTTGCGTCGTGCTTGTTTTGCATAACGCAATGCTTTGCTCGTCTTCTTACATCCTTTTTCCAATATTTTGTAATCCACGGCAGCCGATTTACCACCTGTAATAGCACTTGCCAATCGCGCATATCCCCATGAATGAGCGCTTTGGTTAGGTCTTGAACCAGATGAATAGTATGCACCCTGTCCTTTCTTTACTATTTCTTCCAGTGCCTTCACGGAGCATCCAGTTTTACGCGCCAATGTGCGATTCGGTCTCATACAATCTACACCATATATTATCTTTGCATTCATAGTATGACGAGATGGTTTTGAACGGAACGAGCGTGCCCGCCTGCGGGTATGGTACTTACCTTGTTTATACAATCTTCGCGACTTTTTCAACTCTTTTTTCTGGATCTTTTTATCCTTCGTAGAGAGAATTTTAGGTACATATCGTTTAGGAACACGCGTTCTTCTTTGAGCCATTATTATATTATGTAAATATTATATAATAATGTCACCTAAAAAAGTTAATGGAACATACCGTTTTGATGATTATCCTGATTTCCGCCCAAACCTAAGTCCTCGCGAAATGTTTACGCTTGGAAGCTTTGGTGGAACATACTGGCGTCCTATTTATTCATCCGTAGTAGACAAGAATCTCAAAAATCAACACTTGAAATATCCTAAAAGTTGGTGGGCGGGCATTCCAGAAGACCATTTAACGCGTGCATGGGATGATTATGACACAACAATCAACAAATATGGTAAAAAGGTAGGAACAACACTTGATTTCTGGGAAGATAAAGGATGGATCACTAAATATCATCCATATGGATGGGTTCAATGGTATTGTGATTTTTTTATGGGAAAGCGCAGTCCAGACGATGACAGACAAGTATCACGCTGGATGGGACTTGCCGGACCAAACGGTCGTTTCCGCAAATGGCTTGTAACACAAATCCTAAAAAAGGATGGAGAATATAATAATTTTGATATTAGTCCATCAATACGCCAAACACTTCAACATTGGGCATATAAATTAACAAAAGCAGATTTTAATAAAGAAGTAAAATCACGAAAATAATTCTAATTGAAATATTTCTTCCGTAATTCTAACATTTTTTTATCTGGGATACGATTATTTTCAAAATATTCCGCTGTTTTACCGTTCAACATTTGTATAATGAAATATAGGCAATACATACCACATTCACTATCGCTATATTGGTGACGATTTTCGATAACATGCTTGTGTAAATCTAAACCTAATGCGTCGCCTTGTTTCTTTACTACATCCATGAATTTTCTAATCTGTTTTTCTGGTTTCTCTCCATAACTATCAAAAAAACAGATGCAACCGTTCTTAATACTGATAAACAATGCAACCCAATGAGAACCTTCTTTGTAATGAGGGTCCAGATTGAATATTACACCAATATGTTTCACATGACGTTTAATATATGTTTCTAAATTGAAATTGCATAATTCTTCCCATACACATTCACCAAATACCATATGTGTATCATAGTCAATGGGAGAAGGTCCAATAAATTCAAAATCTGGGTGCACATGTTCGTATTGTTTCATCACATTTAAAATGTCAATACTGGTTAACCATTCATCTGGCTTCTCTCTCCATTCCTCAGGTGAATCGGGTGCAAATGTATAATTCAATAGTTCTTGTGACATGTTTTGTTTCATAAAATTGTGTCGTAGCCAATCGCGTTCAGTGGTACAACATTCCCCCATATTTTTCTTCAATGCAGTCCATATTTCCTTTGAATCAGTTGCATCAATTATCTTATCCGGATGACGTGAGTTCCATAGTTGTTTTATATACTCTAAATTATCTGGGCTATAACATGTGAATGATAGTGATTTATGTTTATTAGGAGCGCATTTAGAACGCTTAAAGGTTTTACCTTTTGTATTCATCTTGCTTTTCATTCTTCGTGTTTTCGTCTTTCGTTTTGTTCGCGTCTGTGTTCGTGATTTAGAACGACTAGTCATTACTAATAAATATACATATTTTTTATTTTAGAAAGTTATAACACTAGATTTGTAATTCTTTTCATATTTTTCATACTTTCCCTGTTTTTCTACTTTTTTTGTTTTTTTGCCTTCTTTTCCTTCTTTTCTTTCTTCTCTTTTTGCACTTCCGTTAACGCTCTCCTATTATTATCTTTCACAGCTACCTTCTCTCTTGCTAACTTCATCTTCTTATTCCGCTTCTTTTTCACTAGTACACTATCAACTCCTTTTACTTTGAACTTTTCCTGTTTAATATTATATGTTTTTTGTGTGGGAATAATAGTATTAATTTCACTCTCATTCTTCTTAATTACAAAATCATCCATTTTTCGTGTAATAGGGGCAACTGGTTCTTTATACAACAATTGATTTGCTAAATGTTGTTCTTCACTTTCATAAATGGGAGGTAAAAAATTCGATGAATTTTTCCCATGGTTCGATGATTCCTCTTCTGTTAAACCATTTGAATCCTGAATCATATCAGCCTTATCAAGAAACATGAAATATTGAACAGCATTTCTAGAAAATTCTTCAAACGATGCATGTATTTCAGGTGTAAACTTCTTTCCTTTTACCAAATCCTTTATGAGTTGTAATATTCGTTTCCTGTAAAAAATAAAGTCATCATTTTTACTGACATATTTTGCTTCTATTTTATCACTTACGCTTTCATTATTAAACAATCGTTCATACACTCTATGAGGTGTAAATAATTGCAAATCTATCATATTTAGGGAATTATCCATATGTATGATACATATATTATTAGAATTTTTCTACATAATTACCAAGTTTTCTAGATAATTAGTTATTTAATTTCAAGTTTTTGACTTGTTGGCGTGTATGATTATATAATATACGGTTACCCATATTGCATGGATTCGGGTTAAATGGTGCTAAAACAGGTTGTGAAAATAAGTCTTGGTGTGTCATTGCAACAGGTTTTGAGTTAGTCATATGTGGAGAATTATACAATTCACTACCAGAGGAAGGAATATATTTAGTTTGACCTGTGTATTTTTGATTAGGCATAAAAATATCTTTTAGTCGTGAATCTTGATCAATATTGGAGGCGAATCCTTGGAAAGGTGCACTTGTTCCAGGATTAAATTGACCTTGTTGGTTGTATGCCCCACGATTTTCAATAGGGACACGAGATACTGGTTTACAGTCAACCATTGGGAATCTCACATATCGTGTTTCAACCTCTCTTGGATCGAATACCATTTGAAGTGGTCTGGATGGGATATTTCTATTGTATATTTCACGGTTCATATTATCTAATTTCGCATTATTACAGTAATAAACACCTTGTATTACATTATTGGGACTAGATTGATTATTGAATTGACTCATATATACATTACTACTATAAGTTATTTTACACTAAATAATTAAAAACAATATAAATTAGTGTACCTATACTATATATATAGTTATGTGTGGTATATTCTCATTTCTAAAAAACAATGATTCCACTGAAAATTTGGTCCGGTTATACTATAGTTTTATGAAAGGACAAGGGCGTGGCCCAGAAAACAGCTCATTTCAAGAAGTATTTAAGAACATACATTTCGGATTTCATAGACTAGCAATCAATGGATTAAACAATGCATCAAATCAACCTATTACTAAAGATGGTGTTATTTTGATCTGTAATGGAGAGATCTATAACCACAAAGAATTGGTGCAAGAAAACAAGTATACTATGAAAACCGACTCTGATTGTGAAGTCATTATAGATTTATACAATTCTTATGGATTTGAATATACAATTCAACAATTAGATGGTGTATTTGCTATAAACCTTCTCGATATAAGAAACCCAGATGCACCTAAATTATATGTTGGTCGGGATCCATTTGGAGTTCGCCCTTTATTTTACTTCGATAATGATGATGTTTTTGGATTTGCATCAGAAATGAAGATGATCCGTCACTATGAAAAGGATACCGATAAACTATTCAATATAAAACAATTTACACCTGGACACTATAGATGCATTGAATATAATGAAATAGAGTCTAAATGGGAACATAATGATTGCATTCAGTATTTCAATACAAATGTCACTCAAACGGTGTCAGATGAAGAATCAGCATTACAATTGATTCGTTCCACATTGATGACTGCTGTCGAAAAACGCGTTGATAATACAGATAGACCTATTGCGTGTTTGCTATCCGGTGGTCTAGATAGTAGTTTAATATGTGCACTTGTAAATCGGTTATATGCAAATGAAAACCGAAAACTTGAAACATATTGTATAGGATTAGAAGGCTCTGTTGATCTGGTTTATGCTAAAAAAGTGGCTGACTTTATAGGTTCTAAACATCACGAAGTAATTGTAAAGGAAGAAGATTTTTTGAAATCATTAAAACATGTTATATACACAATTGAATCGTATGACACTACAACAGTTCGTGCAAGTGTAGGAAACTATCTAATCAGCAGATACATTAAGGAAAATAGTGAAGCCAAAGTCATCTTCAACGGCGATGGGTCAGATGAGGTAAGTGGCGGATACATGTATTTCCATTGTGCTCCCAACAGCAGTCATTTTGATGCAGAATGCAAACGCGTATTAAAAGATATTGCATATTTTGATGTATTGCGTTCAGACCGTTCTATTAGTACAAACGGATTAGAAGCAAGGACACCATTTTTAGATAAAGATTTCGTTCGCGCCTATTTATCAATTAGTAAAGATATTCGTTTTCACGCAGCAAACGGAAAATGTGAAAAATACTTGATTCGTAAAGCGTTTGATGATATGAATCTATTGCCAAAAGAAGTATTGTGGAGAACAAAAGAAGCCTTTAGTGATGGTGTTAGTTCACATCAACGATCATGGTATGAGATTATCCAGGAATTCGTTGAAAATAAAGTGACAAAAGATGATCTAAAATCAGTAACATACAATGTTCCTACTACATTTGAACAGCGGTTCTATCGTAAGTGTTTCCAAAATTATTATGGAAATGCACATGACAAAGTTATTCCGTATTTTTGGATGCCTCGTTTTGTTGACAATGCTACGGATGCCAGTGCAAGAACTCTTGATATTTACAAGGAAACTATGGATTCTACTACATCGGATTAATAAATAATATACGAAATGTCAAATCTTTTCTTTTCATAATATAAATGAAATATTATGAAAAAATGTATTATTATGGTAAATACACACTATACGCATTGTATATAATCACATACTTTGGTCTATGGGATAAAGCACCAATATATTTGGATCAAGTAGATTACTTTTTAAAGCTTTTAATTGCTGTCCTTCTTGTATTGTTTTTCAACCCTATTTTTGGAGTAAAGACATTTACCACATTCCATAGAAACATTGCATTCTCTGCGGGATTCTTCTTGCTAACAACTATGACATTAGCCGGATTTAAACACTTATTTGTAGATGCATATGACAAAATTCACGATACATTCAAACACGGTTTAGTGGTATAAATGGATTGAAAATTAATCAACTTTGTTTATTTTCCTAGCTTATCTTCCTAGTTTATCTTCCTAGTTTATCTTCCTAGTTTATCTTCTTCTTTTTTTAGTTTTATTTTTTTCATGCTTCTTCTTTCCTAGATGTTTTTTAGTTTTTTGTGTTGTTGATTTTTTAAAGAATTTTTGTAAATAATCAATGGTCTCATCTGATATTTGGATAGCTTTTTTCATATTTGTATTTTCCTTCATTCGATATGTTGTTAAATATTTATGTAATGTCTTTTTGAACTCGTCTAATTGATGTTTATCATTAAAATTATGTGCTTTAGGTATGCGTTCTAGTATTGTAGATTCGTCAAATGTATATACATAATCAGGAAGATAAATATAATATATATTAGGGTGTATCATTTTCTCGTGGAACTGATCATCCAAAAAGCATATTTTTGTGTTAGATGACACATTTGTTATGGTTTTCAAATCTGAATATGTTTTTCGATTGGTAGACCGTCTGTTGTCATTCAGAATACCACTAATTTTATATGCACCAATAATATCATCGAAGAATGGCTCGCCCATCTTGTTTTCAAAATATTTCTTAATTTGAACTCCCCATGATTTAGGTCCTTGATTATTCGTATAGATATATATATTTTTACACTTTCCCTGTTTCTTTTTATCAATCACATAACGTAATATTTCAAATATTTGTGGTCTTAAATATTCTATATATGTATCCAGTAATTTATTAAATGAATGCTGTGTAATTTGAACACCACATTTCTCTAAAGCGTCATATATAACCCCCAATTGAGAAAAATGTCCTAATGTTTCATCCATATCAAATACAACGATTTTTGAATACTCTGGCATGCTAATATATACATAGAAAACAAAACATGCAATAAAAAATAGTAAACTTATTATTTCTAATCTCATAGTATAATATAGTACCATGAGATTAACAGAAACAGATTATAACAAAATACTGAAGTTCTACAAAGTATCTAACTACAAAAAAATGACGCCTTCACAAAAGAAGAAGGCTTCTGACGAAATTGTTTCAAACAAATTATGTAGTTGTATTAAGACAATTAAGAAACGCCAAAAAAATAAAAGCGAGAAAGAAATTATACCTATTTGTAAAAATAGTGTTCTCAGAAAGAAAGGTTTAATCGGTCGCAAATTCACATGTAAACGCAAAAAGAGCATATTATTGAGTAAAATAAAGAAAACACAAAAACGCCGCAAGTAAGATTTACAATATTTCACATGATTCGGAATCTCGTATATAATCCATGATGCTATCATATAATCCTTGTGCACTTCGTTCCCATAAGAATCTTATTACATACTTTGTTTGTGATGGAACTATTACTATGCTGCTTTTTTGAGACAAATAAAATAATATATCAAAAAATGTATTAGCACCATATACATATTCCTGACGAATTATTTCTTTATTTGTATACAAATATATCGTATATAATGTTATTATTGTATTAGGCTTATCTAATTCTATAGTGAGTTCATAATACATATATTCTTACAATATTATATATATTTTTTTTTAGATGTAATTCAATCATTATTCAAATAACTAATTACATCTAAGATAACTTGCTCTTGATTCGTTAATTTTTGAAAGAATATACAATTATCAAATTTAATTTGATAGAATTTATTGTATGGATTCTTACATAGAATTTGAACACCGCTATCAAAAAATTGAATATCGCAGATAATACCGCCATTTGTCAATTGTAACCGTTCAGGATTAGATATGTTGATCCAACGGATATATGAACCATAATTAAGGTCACTTAAATCATCAACATACCTAAAATTCTTTAGTTTTCCATGATAATCAGCCAATTTTTCTTCTGAGAATTGCAATTGTTGTAGTATATCATCTTTCATATTATGGATTTTCTCTCGTGTATACTTCATAATATTTTCATTTTCCGTATTTTCAACGGCTTTTAATATTTCTGTAATATCAAAATTTGTATCATCTTCATTATGGCTACCTTCAGAATCGGACATTTATATATATACCTCAATATAGATTTATATTATTCATAAATAATATAAACATCTCTGCATAAACAATATATCAAACATGAAGATCGAAACAGATGTCAAGTTGGACTTTTCGGATGTGCTAATCCGACCTAAACGAACGATACTAACATCGCGTTCTCAAGTGGATATTACACGAACTATGACATTCCCTCATTCTACTTTCACATGGAGTGGTGTTCCTATTATTGCTGCTAATATGGATACTGTGGGTACATACGATATTTATAAAACTCTTTCCCAGTATAAAATAGTTACAGCGTTGCATAAATTTTATACCAAACAAGATTATGAATATATGAAAAATACACTAAACCCAGACTATTATATGGTGTCAACAGGAATCAAAGACAAGGACTTTAAACAACTCAAAGAAATTATGAATGTAGTTATAGATGCAAAATTTATTTGCATTGATGTTGCAAATGGATACATGGAAGCATTGGTTGATTATTGTGCTCGTGTTCGCGAGGCTTTTCCAGACAAGATCATTGTTGCTGGTAATGTAGTCTCTCGTGAAATGACAGAAGAGTTAATTATTCGTGGCGGGGTTGACATTGTAAAAGTTGGCATTGGTTCTGGTTCAGCATGTACAACTCGTCTTAAAACTGGCGTTGGTATGCCTCAATTGAGTGCTATTATGGAGTGTGCCGACGCAGCACATGGCGCAAATGGATATATTATTGGAGATGGGGGAATCACATGTCCTGGAGATATGGCAAAAGCATTTGGCGGAGGAGCCGATTTTGTAATGTGTGGTGGAGTCTTTTCAGGACATCTGGAAAATCCAGGTGAACTAATTGAAAAAAATGGAGTATCATACAAGCTTTTTTATGGAATGAGTTCAGGAAAGGCAATGAAAACGCATTATGGAAAGATGGAGAATTATCGTTCATCCGAGGGGCGAGTTGTACGTGTTAAATGCAAGGGTTCTCTTCAAACTACAGTGCAAGATTATCTTGGTGGTGTTCGTTCTACATGCACATACATTAATGCAAAGAAAATCAAGAATATCCCTAAATGTGTTACCTTTATACGCGTTAACAACCAACTAAATCGTGTATTTGAAAAGGATACTATCCAATAATTTAATAGATACAAAACCTGTCATTATAAAATAAATAGTTAAATCATTCAATTATTTATTTTACTTTTTAATTGGAACAATATCACATAGATCTTTCACAATTTTCTTGTTCATATCACCACTTGTTTGTGGATTATATCCACACATCCCAGTAATCATTTTATGTTGAGTATTAATATTTTGGTCATTATCTAAGTAATCAGCCGGTCGTTGTTTACTATGTTGAGAGAATGTTTTCAATTGCTTTTTATTCAATACTTCGATTGCATTGGATATTTTTTCATGATTGTCATCTTTCTCCCATTTGTCTTCATCTTTCACATATAATGTTTTTCGTTTCCGGTCTGTGCAATGAATAGGTCGTTTCGTTTGGTCCAGATCTTTGAGATGTTTTACAAAAGTGTGTTGTACTGACTTAATAAATCCATGATCTCCTAAATATAATAAGTCATTAAATGTTACTTTCAATTGTTCTACAAATTCAGACAAATTCATTGCATCTTTACATTGAATATTAAGGAAATTATCAAGATTAAATGTATTATTATTTTGCTTTTTGATGACTGTTCGTGGTTGTTTTGCTATTTCTATAAGTTGTTTCTGCATTTCTTTATTAGACTCCATCATAGTATATATCATACTTTTCAAGTCATCAATTTCCGCCTTTTGATGTGCGATTATATGCTCGGGTTCTTCCACTTCGTTATATTCTACTAGTTCTTGACAAGTCTCAATATCAACTGATTCATGAGAACACAAACGCTTATGACGCGACAACCCAGATAAAAATTTATACTGCCTACCACATGAACAAGAATATTGCAAGTTTTTATTATCATCTTTGTTATCATTATTATCATTATGTTTCTTAGTATCACAATGCTTATTGTAGTTATATAGATTGTTACTTTTAAAGTCACATTTTTCACACACAAACTTATACTTCTTTTTTTTGCAAGATTTTTTTACCATTTCTTGTATATTAATGATAACTAAAAAAATGCCTAAATTATTTTGTTTGAATATATTTTTTGGCAAGATTTTGGTTACCATTTGTTATCATTTTGTTATCATTGTTACCATAAGCTCTCATTTTCATTGTTTGTGTATACCAAATGTTGTTATTTATTACGGTTCATTTTAGTAGTGCTTTTTTTAATGCATTTTTTTTCTTGCCAACTGTTATCATTTCTTGCAAAAAATGGTAACCGAAATCTTGCCAACTTTTTTTCGACCAGTTTGTCATTTTTCATTTTTTTCTTATGCAGTTATTTTTTTCTAGTCCAAAAAGTGATTTACACCATCATGCTCTGAGGCCATTTTTAACGTTTTTTTCAGATTTGAAATTTTATTTTCCAAAAATGGACAAATATTTGTCCAAAAATGAAAAATTATTTCCCAAACTTGGATAAACAATTTCTTTTATTGATTCAACAATTCATTCAATATTTTTATAATTTCCTGTTTTGAAATAGATTTCGGACCCACTGTGTTTGCCGCACCGCTATAGGTCACCTTCTCCAATTCACTTACAATATTTGACAGCTTATTACCGTCTCCCAACCTAATAAAATAATGCGATTGTGGACTCTTATTACAATCAAGGTCGACTTTCCCAGCATATACTCCAACACGCCGAATTGTGAAATCTGGATTCTGGTCATACTTTACAAATTCGAATTGATATGGCGCCAATGGTTCTTGTAAAGTTCTATTAAATGTTTTTTTCACCCAGATTTGGAATACACATGGAACACTGTAATCATTCCCTTGTATGGTAAATGCCTTTTCTGGAATATCCATTTCATACTCAAGGTGATACATTCTATCAAAACTTCGCTGATAGCTTTCCTTCTTGAAACTTCGCGGTAAAATAAATGAAATAGAATCGGCATTCATTGCACAACACCGTTTTATGAATTTACGGGCTAATGAGGATTGGCGACCAAAAGGTGGATTTCCTATAAAGTGCAATGGAGTATCAATATCATATTCCATTTGAAGAGTCAAAAAATCCTGCTTCACAATGCTTTTATGTGCAGGTTCAATATCATAACACCGGATATTTGGGGTAAGTCGCCTCATATATTTGATAAACGCACCTTTTCCAGCACTGGGTTCAATCAATAAGTCTCCTTTATTAATTATTTTCTGTTTTCGCAGTTCAGTATAACACATTTTAACAACATCATCCTTAGTGTAAAATACCTCCTTTGCATTTCGCAATAGTCCAGTGTATACGACTTCGTTTTCCATAATATATAAAATAGTGTATCATCATTTTATATATTTTACATTATACTATGTATCCATATTTACCATGGAGATCCAAATCCACCAAGTGAGTCATTGGCGGCCATAGGTTCGGTATACATTTGGTCGAAGCTGGGCTGTTGTTGCATTTGGGGTACATGAGAGCTAGATTGTTGAGGTTGTCCACCATAAGTTGGTAAAGCATCAATAGAAGTGCTCATATTCTGCACATGTTGTTGTGGTTCTCTCATCATTTCATGACTGGTTAAGTAGTCAGCGCGACTATTTTGGTGTGTTGGTGCAGGTTGGGTGGTTGCAATAGGTTGCTTGACATGTACGCGTTCTTTATGGTCTTTCTTTTCATCAGCATCACTGCTACCTTCGCCATTCCACAACACATGTAAGCGTTCTACTAAAATGTCTACTTTTTCTGCAATCTTAGTTTCGAATGTCATGATGATGAATAATAATGCAAGTGAGATGTGGATTAAGTTCATTTCAGGGTAATTCTTGCCACTGTATGGTTCAACGAAAGTAACAAGTCGTTGAATAAGGAATAATCCTACGAAAATAGTGCATACTTGCAATAATACTTCTACAGATATCTCTAAAGAACCTTTAGTTTCTTCTACTTCAGGAAACAATGGGCTTACAAATTTCTTGAATACTACAATAGGAATTAAGCATAACAAAGAATATTGAATTAAATTCATCAAATTTGATTTTGAACCTTCGTCAAATCGTGTCATATGTTGAATAAAACTGGTACTCTCTTTAATTTCACTGATACTATCCATATGAATTATAGTAAGAAATTAAAATATAAAGAAACGAACTAAATATATACATATAAAACGGCAAATATGTTAAACCGTGTCATTCATCCCGAAAAACAATATTTGAATCTAATACGGCAAACATTGAAATATGGAGACAATAAAGTAGGAAGAAATGGAGGAACCAAATCAATCTTTGGAACTCAAATGAGGTTTAATCTTAGAAATAACACACTCCCATTACTAACAACAAAAAAAGTAGCATGGAAAACATGTCTGCGTGAGCTTTTATGGTTTGTCAGAGGTTCAACAAACAATAACGAACTAAACGATAAGAAAGTTCACATATGGGACAAAAACGCAACACAAGAATTCTTGGAAAGTCGCGGAATTATGAATAACAAGGAGGGCGATCTTGGTCCTATATATGGACATCAATGGCGTTCTTTTAATGCTACATATAATGATTATAATACGGATTATTCAAATCAAGGCGTAGACCAACTGCAAAATATAATAGATGCATTGAATGGAACACATCCAACAGAAGATAAGTATTCTCGACGCCTTATTGTAAGTGCATGGAATCCATGTCAGTTAGACGAAATGGCTCTTCCACCATGCCATGTGCTGTTCCAATTTTATGTGAATCAAAATGATGAACTATCGTGCAGTCTTTATCAGCGCAGTGGCGACATTGGGTTGGGAGTTCCATTCAACATTGCATCTTATTCGTTTCTCACGCATCTTATTGCAAAGCATTGTAATATGAAAACCGGTGACTTCATCCACACAATAGGAGATTGCCATATATACGACGACCACTACGACGCATTAGAAGAGCAGATTACACGTGAACCATATGAATTTCCCAGATTGGAGATCACTACTACCCGCCCCGATATAAATGACTACATAGAAAGCGATTTCATCGTAAAAGATTACACATTCCATTCAAAGCTAAACATGGAAATGAGAGCGTAAAATTGATGATATTTACTTAAAGATAAAGTAATACAACTAACTATACAAAATGAAGCTCGTATTGAAAGACACCCACAAGGCGGATTTATTTACACATTTGTTTAAAAATCTACAAAATGTCTGCGAATCGCTAAGTGTTCAATTTCACGATGATCACATGTATATTCAATCTATGGACAGTCATCATATTTGTCTTGTTGAAGTAAGGCTAGACGATACTTGGTTTGATACATACGAAGTAGATGAGAATGATACAAATACTATCAGCATGAGAACTGATATTATGCAAATGATCTTGAAGTGTAAGGCACACTCACAACAGCTCACTCTGAGTTATGAAGGAGACCCAGATAAGCTGTTTATTATCTTTGATGATGGAGACAAAGATACATATGACAAGGAGTTTGAGATGCCTCTTATGACATTGGACCAGGATATGCTTTCTGTGCCAAGTGACTCGGAATGGGAGACAGAGTTTGAGTTGAATTCCAATTCATTCCAAACACTCATGTCAGAGATGGAGCAATTCAGTGACACATTGGACATTACATGTAGCGAGGATACATTCAATCTTGCGGGAAACGGTGCAAATGGTCTCTATAAGATCTCATTCAACATTGATGATTTAGAGAGTTATTCGATTGATGAAGATACAACGATTCATGCAAGCTATAGTGTGCGATACTGTGCGATGATTTCAACATTTTCCAAGCTGTCATCAGTGCTTCATATAGAAGCAAGCACACAACTACCCATTAAAATGACTTATAATTTAGGAGCCGGAGAAGATGACGAAACAAATTATTTGAAGTTCTATCTTGCCCCCAAAATGAACGATGACTAATTTAGTTATGCAATAAAAAATATAATTATGTTTAAACTTATATTTTTTATTCTACCAATGTGTTAATATGAACTACATAATTAGTATATTATTATTCTGCATAGTTTTATTTTTATACTTACATATTTATCATCATTTAAAAACTAGCAATGATTTAGAAGTATACGAATTAGAACATCCATCAAAGCAGACATTAGAAGAAATATGTGATATACGACAACCTGTGTTATTCTCGTATCACAATGAAGACATTATAAAAAATATGCAATTGCCTAGTGTAGTTGATAGTTATGGAGCATTTGATATTAAGGTTCGAAACAATACATCAAATGACGATAAAACAGAAAAATGGCTTCCATTTATATTACGAGAATCGGTCGAATTGTGTAGAAATGATAAAAAAGGAGACTATTTCTCCGAGCAAAATGAAGATTTTCTTCAAGAAACTGGTTTAATCAAAAAACTTAAATACAATGACTCCTTCTTACGACCTCCAATGGTTTCATCTTGCAAATATGATTATTTATTTGGCAGTAATGAAACGCAGACGCCATTGCGACACAATCTTAATTATCGCAATTATTATATGGTAACAAACGGAAGCATCACTATAAAGTTATTCAATCCAAATAGTAGTAAGTATTTGTATCCAGAAAAGGATTATGCGAACTTCGAATTCATTAGTCCTGTAAATCCATGGGAAGTCCAAGATACATACAAGCAAGATTTCGATAAGATTAAACCATTAGAGGTAACACTGAATGAAGGCGACATAATCTACATACCGGCATATTGGTGGTATTCTATTCGATTCAATGAAGTGTCATCTATTGTGGCATTCAAGTACCGAACATATATGAATTCAATGGCAATTATACCACACATTGTGTTGTTTTTCCTTCAACAATCAAATATTAAACGAGAGACAGTGAAAACGGTGGAACCAATTACGCCCACTATACCCGTCGAACCAACCAAAGAAGATACTCAATAATAAATGAGCAAACAAAAAAGTTTTAATATATTTGTTTTATAATTCAAATCTGATGTGTAAGCATTTTTATATTACTTTGAATATTCTTTTTCCAAACTGCAAGTTCCACAATGGTCATAATTATTCAGATCTATTTTTATATCTGTCATTTGTTTATTATTCAAATTCCATCTACCCAAATCAGGTGGATTATGTGTAAATCGGTCAACAATCAATACATGAAGTGGTTTAACAGGAATAAATTTCTTAAATAAATTCTTACTAATTGTAGAAAGGCGCATATTCAACATGATTATATTACTTGGTTGTATTTAAATGCAAACAAAATGTCTAATCAATTTTATTACACAATATATACTACATTTAATATATACTACATTTAATAATATATATTATTCGCGTATTTTAGTATAAAAAATTTCTTTACATATATGTAAAACAGGAATGTCTAATACTGGTTCTCTTCCCCCTACACAACTTTCAATGATTGCTGATAATTTCACTCAACTTTTAGGAACAATTTCAGCTTTCCGTTCGCAATTAACACTATTACAAACCCAAGTACGCGATATTGAAAAATCCAGTAAAAAATACATCAAACAATTAGAAAAAGAGTTATCAAAACGCAAGCCAAAAGGAAATAGAAAACCAAGTGGGTTTGCGCGACCAAGTAAGATATCAACCAAATTATGTAATTTCATGAACAAACCAGAGGGGAGTGAGTTGGCAAGAACAGAAGTAACTCAATATCTCATTTCATACATTAAGGATAACAAACTTCAAGACGAGAAAGATAAACGGGTGATTACACCTAATAATGAATTGCGAACATTATTGGGTATAAGCGATAATGATGAGTTGAATTATTTTAATTTACAGTCATATATGAATCAACATTTCATTAAAAACTAACTACTAATACAAATAGCATGTTCTATTTGAGTAAATGTCAATATGTCAATATTATTTAAGTTTTCCAATTTATAAATACTTAAGAATATTTATAAATTTTATTGTATTTTTTATCCTTTACATATTACTATTTTTATTTATGCTTGGCTTTCTTGTTGAGTGGTTTCAGAAGAAGTGTTGCGTCCACGACCAGCACCTTGACGACCGCGTCCTCTTCCACGACCCCTTCCACGACCGCGTCCACGACCACCACCACCAGTAGCACCACCGTTTTCGGAAGCATGTTGTTCACGAGATTCACGCACTTCACGGTGAGTTTCGCACATAAGAGCACCACCACATACACCGCTGATGTTTACAGCTTGCACATCATGGTCACCACCATCCGTAGCACCAATTGAGAATGATACATATTCACCTTGTACGAGGTAACGGAATTGGTCTTGTGTTACATTGAGGTTGCTGTGGTGTGCGAATACATCTTCACCAACACGGTCACCATCTGCTACAGTAACAAAGCCGAAACCAGATTTTTTGTTGAACCATTTTACGCGTCCAATGTAACGAACTGTTTGAGTGTTTTCTTCTGCCATTATGATTATACATGTATAGGGTATGAAGTCTTTATATGCATTTTCAATACAATATAGTCATACTACAACATAACAAATAAAGTATTCGAATAGATAAATCGCATATAAAATTGAATTAAATGAATTACTATAAGAAATAATAACACATTAAACATGGTAAAGATTTGCGATACCGAATATACAACTACACCAAACCCCACATACAAATCTATTTTTGATAAATATCCATTTGAACTTGACCATTTCCAAAAATATGCGATTCAAGGAATAGAAGAAGGTGCACATGTGTTGATTACATCCCATACCGGGAGTGGAAAAACGCTACCCTCCGAATATGCTATAGAAAAATTTTGCGGTGAAGGAAAAAAGGTGATTTACACTGCTCCTATTAAAAGTTTATCCAATCAAAAATTTCACGAATTCACGGAAAAGTTCCCACACATTTCATTTGGTATTCTCACAGGTGATATTAAATTCAATCCAGACGCGGATTGCATCATTATGACGACTGAAATCTTGCGAAATACTCTTTTCCGCGAAAGCACACCATCCACATCGAATGCAGATTCAGTATCAGATATTGATCCAGAAAAGGCAGCAGAAATGGAAAAATTATCCGAAAGTATGTTGCAATTCAAAATGGATATCAATGAACTTGCATGTGTAGTATTTGATGAAGTCCACTATATTAATGATGCGGACCGTGGAAAAGTGTGGGAAGAAGCAATTATTAAGCTGCCTCAACATACGCAAATGGTGATGCTTTCCGCAACAATTGACAGAGCTGAGAAGTTCGCAAAGTGGATTGAAAATATGAAAGACAGACCAATGTGGCTTGCTTCAACAAATAAGCGTGTTGTTCCATTGACACACTACAGCTACTTTACACTCCATAAGTCATGCTACAAGAAATTCAATGATAAAGAAATGGAAATATTGGCGAAGCAAATTTGCGATGAGACCCATCCAATTAAAGACCCAATCAATGGATTCAATCCAACACCGATTGAGAAGCTTCACAAGTTGCGTAAATATATGTACAAAGAAAAGACATACGCTACGCCATATTATGTATTTAATACACTTATTGAGAAGCTGAAAAAAGAAGATAAATTACCAGCAATTACTTTTGTATTCTCTCGTCGTAAGGTACTACAATACGCAAAAATGATAGAAAAATCACTCTTTAATGATACAACTGAGAAACATTATCCATCATTGGTTGATAAAGCATGCAAAGACATATTGCGAAAGCTTCCTAACTACGAAGAATACATTCACCTTCCCGAATACACACAGATGGTTTCCCTATTGGAAAAAGGCATTGCTATTCATCACTCTGGAATTATGCCGGTATTGCGCGAAATGGTCGAACTCCTATTTTCAAAAGGATTCATCAAGCTACTCATTGCAACTGAAACATTTGCAGTAGGGATTAACATGCCAACAAAGACGGTAGTATTTACATCACTCACAAAGTATTCAAATGGAGGATTCCGCGAGTTGCTTCCGCACGAGTATACTCAAATGGCGGGTCGTGCAGGGCGCCGTGGGTTGGATACAGTGGGTCATGTCATCCATATGAATAATGTCTTTGACACGCCATACACAACTACATACAAAGGTATCCTGAGTGGAAATCCACAGACATTGCGGTCTAAATTTAGCATCAATTACAACCTTATTTTGCGTCTATTGTATAATAATATTAGTGACCATACGGACTTTGTTGGACAAAGCATATTGCAGAACGAAGTAAAAGAAGAAATTGCAGCATTGAAAAATGACTATGATGCACTCGAGAAAGAAATATCTGAGCAAAATTTCGCATATATATCCACCCCACTTGAAACACTCGACCAATATCACGAGATGATGAGTAAATATGAAACTGCCAAAAACAAACAGCGTAAGAAAATGGAGCGTCAACTTACGACAATCAGGGATTCAACACGTTCATTTGAAAAAGACTATAAAAAGTATACGGAATTCCTTGATAAGAAAACCAATCTGAAAGAATTAGGTGAATATATTCAAAATGCAGACTCATATGTGGAGACATCAATCAATTCGATTTTGAATCACCTTAGCCTGTTGAAATTTGTAGAGAAATCACCAGACAAGTCAACATATACATTGTCATACATTGGTGAAATTGCATCACATATTCAGGAACTTCACCCGTTGGTATTTGGAGATGCACTGCAAAATCGGTGTTTTGATAAACTATCGACAATTGAAATCGTATCATCGCTCGCATGTTTTGTAGATTTCAAAGTAGGTGATGATTACAAATCATCCACACTAAGTATTGATAATTATGAAGTTAAAAATTGTGTTGAATATCTAAAAGCAATAAATGACAAATATTACTATAATGAGTTGAAGGTATTTCAGGAAATAGATTCCAATGATTATATGATGCAGTTCGATCTTTCGCCATATATCTATCAGTGGTGTAATGCAAAAGACGAGGAAACATGTAAGTATATTCTTCAAGACTTGAATACAAAAGATGTATTTATGGGGACATTTGTGAAATCTATTTTGAAACTGAATAACATTGCGAATGAATTGATGAATGTGGCAAAGTTCATGAATGATGTTCCCTTTATGTATAAGCTATCCAAAATTCCAGACATGACGCTTAAATATGTTGTAACAAATCAATCACTCTATGTATAAATAAAAATTGATTTTAATATGAAAGAAATTAAAAATGCAAACAATACAATTTACATGGAAGAAGGGAAACAAAGTGAAACAAATAAATCAGATAATAAGTGTGATAATATGCAGGATTATATAGTGATTGAAATGGGAATGCCGTCATTTGATGATGAAACATTTGAAGACAGACATAGTAGATTTTCGAATAACAATAATACTAATATAAATATTACTAATAAAAACAATGGCAGAGTAAAACCCATGATAGATACTGAGAAAACAGTATTCATATCACCTATGGATTATCTATGCGATTATTCATCATATCGACATGGTCCACATTATACTTATAGTAAGGATAATATCAAACATGTTGATGAAATGAAGAAACAATCGCAATATTTAATGTATCCAACAAAGTATAAATATACTGGACCACACTTACAGAAATATAAATCAGATATGTATATTGGACCACAAGATGTAAATTGTCCAACTCATAGTGTATAACTAATTATCTTACTATAATATAAATGTATAGTATTATACCAAAATTAAATAATAAACAAGGAGAATTTATGTATAGACATATATTTTCTATTATTGTATTTGCAATATTGTACTATGTATGTTACTACTACATAGAAGAGGATACATTCCACCATCCAGATAAAAAGTATTCCTTCTTTGATTTTTTATATTTTAGTTTAGGAACCCAATGCACGATTGGATATGGTGATTTATATCCAACCCATTTTATAACAAAATTACTTACTGCAATGCAATTATTATCAATGGTGACCATATTAATTGCAGCCGTATCATAATTATAATGAAACCATTAAACCATGAAACTATTAATAATATATATTAAACAATACACACATATTTAATATATATTATGAAACTGAAACTAGATGTTCGTGAAAGGCAATTAGCAAAACTTCTTCAGGCACTTCAAAAAACAGAAAAGATCAATTACGAAACATATCTAGAAAATTTACCATTAGGAGATGCTATTATTTGTGACGATGACAATAACGAATTACTTATTATTGAACGGAAATCATTACACGATTTAGCATCAAGTATAACAGATGGAAGATACAAAGAACAATCACTACGACTTCACCATGAAAAGATGTCGAATCATAATATTATGTATGTGATTGAAGGAAAGATGGATAACTTTGTTCATCGTAATTACAGTTCACGAATCAACGAAAACACACTATATTCTGCAATGTTTACATTGAATTATTACAAAGGATTTAGTGTAATACGAACATTTGATATGTTAGAGACTGCAACATGGATTACTCGAATGCTGGATAAACTATCCCGTTCTAAAGACAAACAAGGATTTTTTTCAAATAATTCAAATGAAAATGCAGATTCAGATGTGAATCAACATGTAAATGCCACAAATACACCAAACACAAGAAACACAATAGAGCAAACAGTATATTCAAGTGTAGTGAAACGGGTAAAGAAAGACAATTTACGACCGGAGAATATTGGTGAGGTTATATTGAGTCAAATTCCAGGAATCAGTACAGCAACATCTTTAGCAATTATGAATGAGTATGGTTCATTGTATACTCTTATGATGAGATTAAAAGAAGACAGAAATTGTCTTAATACATTAACATATAAGACAAAAAATAATCAAAATCGTCATATTAGTCGCAAGTCAATAGAAAGTATAGTTAATTACTTGTTATATCAAAAACAAGAAATTATTAGCGTTGATACAGAAAGTTAAAATCTAAATAATACATATACATGTTTTCCGAACAGATTTTAACATATATTGGTATGGCAGTTGTAATAGTATTTGCAATTTACTATGTATATAAAGTGATGCAAGTGCAAAACAATGTAATAGAAGGGCTTTCACGCAGAACAAAAACCAAAAGCACATCTCCAACACTAGGTTCAGTATTAGACACTGATAACAATGCATTAAAAAAATCTAATGAAAAGGCAAGTGATCTATTGTTGATTAGCAAGTATAGAAGCAAGTATGAAGATCTACTATTGGATTTAGATACAACACTTGATAACAATATTTTACGAATGCTTGGATTATTAGGATTAAGTGTTGATGACAATGGTGATATTATTATCAGTAAAGAAGGAGTTCCATTAGAATTCTTACAAGGAATAAATGAATTATATAAACTTAAAAATAATTTAAATACTACCATGGATTTCTTGGATAGCAATAAATCATCAAAAGCATCATCATCTTATCTTAGTTAGATATTGTTTGCTAAATTCATATACATAAAATCCAACAGCGTTGACTAAGATAGCTCGTGACGCACAAAGACCATAACCTTTCCACATATTACCCTGTATTGCAGCCTCCTTCATTGTAATCTTTTGAGCGTATACCCTATTTCGCACAACATCAATGGGATATGTTAGCGTCCAATTTGTCAACCCTGCTATACCTCCACTTAAAAATATATTTGTATCTTTTTCTCGTAAGTAATGATATGTTCCAAAATATGTTCCAAACGCGAAAAACTCTCTATAAAATGATGACAACATTCCATGTGTAGTCATAAAACTTCGCAATGTTAACTTATTACCAATTTGGCTTTGAATTTTCCCGATTCCTTGCAAATGAACCAATGGAGAAATAATGCCTCCTGCTATGCTTCCTGCTACAAAATGATTAGGCATATGATTATATACTATACCATAGAATCCGAAGCATAAAGAATTAATAATAATAGAAAACCCCATAGGGTATGATATCCCTCTAAAGTATTCTTTAATAAGGAATGTTCGTATGGAGTAAGGTATATTATTTTGTCGTAATATTTTTAGGGTATCTAATGGATATCCTACAATAGTTTGTGCCATTCCTGACATTGAACCTGCAATAAAATCAATCATCTTTTATTTATATTACATATAACACACCATTTAGATTTAAATAAATTTATTAATATACATAATAAATTTATTACTCGTATTCTTACTCTTTCTTCGTTAAAACGGTATCTTCTGCATAGTCTCCTTCACGAACACTTTCGCGTGACCAAGCAGGTCCACCCCAGTTTGTATCCATAGGATTATCGCTTATGGCCTTCTTTGAATGGTACATTTCATCAAGGGGGGTATAATCACCTACATATTGGTTTTCAGGGTCAAATCCAGGATAGGAACCTTTGTTATGTCCAGCATCATATAATTTAGTTACATGGGGAATGGTAGGAGGTAATCCAGGATGTTGTTCTTTGGGGTCAGGCAACATACGGTAGGTTCGTTCACCTTGCGTATCATATGTTTGTTGCAAGTATAATACAGGGCAACGGATTCCTTCACCTCGTAACCATTGCATAAATTCAGTATAATCTTCTAAATTCGAGAACTTAATAGGGTTCACACCAGGAACTTCTGCTTTGGTAGTATTATATAAATAGTAATCACTATCCTTCTTTACTAATAAGTTGGGGCAATTAGAAAAATCACCGAAACCTTCTACAACATCTTTCGTTCTGTATTTCATAATAAAACAAAGCCCTGCTAAAAATAAAACAATTGCAATAATTAACTTGGTGTTCATATATATAATCTAAAAATATTATTTTATTTGCTGTGTAATAAAATAATAATACTATATATAAATGTATGAAATTATTCATGTTAATGATCCCCATACAGTAGACCGCTATAACGCACATGTCCATAATAAACCAGTAATGGTATTATTTTATATGGATGGATGTGGACACTGCGAAATGATGAAACCAGAATGGAAAGCATTTGAGGATGAATACAGACATAAACCACATCATAATGGTCACATTATAATTGCTAAAGTCAATCAAAATTATATAAATATGGTTGAAGGACATTCATCTGTAAGTGGATTTCCAACTATATATCATTTACACAATGGAAAAAAAGTATCCGAATTCAACAAGGAAAGAAATCTTGAAAATTTCAAACAATATATTGATACAATCGAACGCCATGATAAAAAACATAAAATGGAGAAAAGGGTAAAGGGTGGCTCTCGTGTAAATCGAAAGAAATCAGTGAGTAAAACACACAAGACGCAAAGACACAACACGAGAAAACATAAGAGTAAAAGAAATAAAAAAACGCATAAACGCAAAACAAAACATAGACGCGTTCGTAAATAATGTTTACCAAAATTTATACCGTAACATATTTTTTAAACTTTTTGCTGAAAAATATTTTGCATAGAAGATGGCATTCAATACTGCTTCTGGTCGACTTGCTGGGTCACCGCCCCACTTATGACCAACCACTTCTTGAAAGACAAGCGCGACTGTAGAAATAAGAAGACCAAGACCAAGATCATATAGACCGCCTACATACATATGTCCTCCTATAACTAGTGTGGGATAATACATGAAGCAGAAATAGACACAATCGTCCAATTTAACATAGCTGTATAGACCCAAATAATAGGCATACAGACAATATTGCGTTGTATATGGATCAATATTATATACTAATTCTCCAAGTGCTGGGATCCATAATGTCATCCCAACAATTGTGAATGGCATACCAATGACATGAACTACGATATTTTGGCGAGTTGTATGAACCTCCGCGTAATAATCGACTGCTTTCTTCCCATGATAAACTCCAACAAGAGGGAGTATGAAATTTGTAGAAAATCCTGATGTAAGTGCTAATAAGATATATAAAAGTTGTGACATTTTGCTATAATAAAAAGTGGTGCGTTATTTTAAGTATATTCAATATATACTTAATCATTCTAAAATTGATGTTGATAAATCCAGTTTAAGGGAATCCAACCATATACTATAATGAAGAAGTCAACAATGATTGAATGCAAATTGCTTGATTTTATTGTTCAAAATAAGAAATTTGAAGAGGATGATAGCTCAGACAGTGATAATAATGGAGCATATGTAAAAAGAAAGGATACGAATCAATTGACCATCCAAATGTTTGGGATTGATGAGTCGGGAAAGACATATAGTATTACTGTCAATGACTTTCAACCGTTCTTCTACCTTGGAGTATCTGACAAGTGGAAGATTGGTAATAAAAACCAATTCTTGGGTCATGTGAAGAAGGTGATCGGCGAATACTACGAGGACTCAATTGTAGAATGTAAGCTTATTAAGAGGAAGAAGCTATATGGTTTCACTGATAATAAAGATTTCAAATTTATTTACATGAAGTTCAAGAACACTGTCGCATATAACAAGGTGAAAAACATGTTTTATACCTCAGTTATCAATGAACATGGTGAGAAAGAGCGCAAGCTAATTTCGGATGGCTATGTGTTTGAAGGGTCACATATAGAACTGTATGAGGCCAATATTCCTCCTCTTCTGCGATATTTCCACATGCGTAACATCAGTCCGTCGGGTTGGATCAATATTCAATCAAAGGATGTGATTCGGGTTGCTAGGAAAACAACAACATGTGCCGTAGAAATTGAGGTGAATCAAAAGAAAATTAAGTCATTGCCTGAGAAGGAGACTCAAGTGCCTTACAAGATTTGTAGTTTTGATATTGAGGCATCAAGTAGTCACGGTGATTTTCCACTTGCAATTAAGACATACAAAAAATTGGCAACAAATGTTCTTGACTTCTGGGAGGAAGATTTTGACACATTGCAAGAAAATGGAGTTGAATATCAGAATGCCATTCTTGCAGCTATGATAAATGCCGCATTTGGATATGGTGAATGCGATGCTGTTGAACTCGTATACCCAAAACAGAAGCCTCGTAGCAAGAAGCAGGTTGCCGCGTTTATTGAAAAATGCTTGTCACTCAAGGTGAACGACCTCAAACCAGAAACCACCGAACATGTCAATACAGTAACTAGTTACTTTCAAGACAGTGATGATGAGGATGGTGATGGTGGGAATCGAGTATCTTCAAAATATAAGAAGGTGAAAATCAATGCAAAGAACACAATCATTGACATTTTGAACAGCACAAAATATGATCGCGACGATAAGAAAGCAATGATTACAAATATTATGGATGAAACAATGCCTTCACTCAAGGGTGACCTAGTGACATTCATTGGCTCTACATTTATGAAATATGGTGATGAAAACCCCTATCTGAATCATTGTATTGCACTGGATACATGCAGCGATGTAGATGGCACCGAGATTGAGAGCTATGAAACCGAGAAGGAAGTGCTTCTTGCATGGACAAAGCTTATTCAGCGCGAAGATCCTGATATTATTATCGGATACAATATATTTGGTTTTGATTATGACTTTATGTTTAAGCGTGCATGTGAAAATGGTGTGAGTTGTACGAAAGAATTCCTCAAACTGTCACGAAACAAGAACGAAATTTGTGCGAATCAAGACCGTGATAGTAAAAAATACCAAATCGAGCAAAGCAAGATCGTGATTGCAAGTGGAACGCACGATTTGAATTTTGTAAAGATTCCAGGTCGTATTCAAATTGATCTCTACAATTACTTCCGTCGTGAATATAATCTCACTTCCTATAAGTTGGATTATGTTGCTGGTCATTTTATTGGAGACAAGGTGAAAAAGATCGATAACGAAACAAATCCAGAATATAGTATCATTAGTAGTAAGAATCTTGTTGGACTTCGCGATGAAAACTTCATTCATTTTGAAGAAATCGGACATTCATCGGAATATTATGAAGATGGTGCCAAATTTAAGGTTCATAGCGTTGATGAAGAAGGTGGAACATTTTGTGTTGAACCGCAGGTAACACCTGACATGACAAAGACGGTGAAATGGTGTCTTGCGAAAGACGATGTTACACCACAGGACATCTTTAGGCTGACAAATGAGGGCGCAGACGAGCGTGCCATTGTAGCCAAATATTGTATTCAGGATTGTAACTTGGTCCATTATTTGATTAATAAGATCGATGTGATTACTGGTTTTGTTGAGATGGCGAAGATTTGCAGCGTTCCTCTTGACTTCCTGGTGATGCGTGGACAGGGAATTAAATTATTTAGTTTCATTGCGAAGAAGTGTCGCGAGGCAAACACATTGATTCCTGTATTAGAAAAGAAAGACGATGGTGGGTATGAAGGTGCTATCGTATTGCCACCCAAAAGTGGATTATATCTTGATGAACCAGTTGCGTGTGTGGATTACAGTTCTCTATATCCATCATCTATGATTAGTGAGAATCTTTCTCACGATAGTAAGGTGTGGACGAAGGAATACAATCTTGAAGGGGAATTAATCAATACAACTGGTGTGACAAACAATGATGGAAAATTCATCTACGATAATCTGACAAATTACAAGTATGTTGATGTGGAATATGACACCTATGAATACCTGCGAAGTTGCCGTGATTGTGATTTCAAATGCAAATCAAATTGGGAATTAATCCGTCATATGAAACAGGAGCATAATAAAGTGACAAAGACTGTGCCGTCAGCGAAAAAGACAAAGGTTGGTAAAAAAATCTGCAGATTTGCCCAGTTTCCAGATGAGCAACTTGCGATTATGCCTCGTATTTTGAAGGAGTTGTTGGCTGCCCGTAAAGCAACCCGTTCTTCTGCAAAATGGAAGACCATCAAGACGAGCATCGGGGACTACACTGGATTAATTATTGATAAAACGGATACACATATTACATTGAAAGACAAGCATGGAGATATTAAGATTATCGAGCAAGTATCAGTGCAATCCATGGAGGATACATATAATGATTTCATGAAAAATGTATTGGATAAGAGACAACTGGCTATTAAAGTGACTGCCAACTCGTTGTATGGTCAGTGTGGTGCGCGAACATCGAGCTTCTATGAAAAGGATGTAGCTGCATCAACGACAGCAACAGGTCGCAAACTTCTCACATATGGAAAGCGAATCATCGAGGAGGTGTACGGTGATCGGATTTGTGAAACGAAGTATGGCACGGTTCACAGTCATGCTGAGTATGTTTATGGAGATAGTGTGACTGGAGATACGCCAATTCTGTTGAAACATAAAGCGACGAATCATATTGTCATGAAGCAAATAGATGACCTGTCAAATACATGGAACCCATATGAGGAATTCAAACCGTATGACACTTACGAATCCAATCGCAAACACAAGCAACAGGCAAAAGTAAGTGATTATGAGGTGTGGACGAAAAATGGTTGGGCCAACATCAACCGGGTTATTCGCCATAAATGTAATAAGAAAATTTATAGGGTTGTCACACACAATAGTGTCGTAGATGTCACAGAAGATCATAGTCTGTTGGATGTGAATGCTAATAAACTAAAAGCTAGTGAGTGCACTGTTGGAACTGCGCTATTGGAAAACAATATGTATAAATCTATTGACGATAATACAATGTCATTCCAGACTGTTAATTTATACATTGCAAAAAACATGTCACATGAGGAACAACTGGCATTCATTTATGGATTCTTTATGGGGGATGGGTCATGTGGTATATATGACACAGAACACGGTGTTAAATACTCATGGGCATTGAATAATTCAAATCTTGCATGGTGTAACCAATTGAAAACGATTCTTGAAACAGTATATGATAAGGATTTCAAGATCCTAGATACGATTAAAAGTTCAGGAGTATATAAAGTGGTCCCTGCGTGTGGAACTATTAAATCATTTGTCGAGGAATATAATTGCATGTATGATAACAAATGTAAGATTGTTCCTGAGACAATTTTGAATGGCAATGTTATTTGTAGACAGGCATTCATGGCTGGATATTATCTGGCAGATGGTAATAAATGTATAAATGAAAAGGCGAAAGTACTGCGATTTGATTGTAAACATAAACTATCGGCATCATCACTACAGTCACTGGTATTATCGTTGGGGTATAATGTAAGCCTGAATGAACGAGTTGATAAAGATGTATACAGAATCACATGCACACAGAACAGCCTGCGAAAACCAACCAATCATATTAAAAAATTGTATGTGAAGCACGAGACATATGATGAATTCGTCTATGATATTGAAACATCCGATGGAACATTTAATACTGGATTTCCATTGATTATCAAAAATACGGATAGCGTATTCATGTCATTTAAATTGACAGATCCCGAAACAGGGGAAAAGATTGTCGGAAAGGAGGCATTGAAGCACACAATTGAGTTGGCAAAAGATGCCGGTGAATTGGCTACGAAATTCCTGAAGGCTCCCCATGATTTAGAGTATGAAAAGACATTTATGCCGTTTTGTCTGCTGTCAAAGAAGCGTTATGTGGGAATGCTGTATGAAGAAGACCCGGATAAGTGCTATAGAAAATCGATGGGAATTGTATTGAAGCGGCGTGATAATGCGCCAATTGTAAAGGATGTATATGGTGGTATTATCGACATCTTAATGAAAGAGCAGAATATACAAAGTGCTATTACATTTGCGAAGACATGTATGAAGAATATTGTAGATGAGAAATATCCGCTTGAAAAGTTGATTATTACAAAGTCGCTACGAGACCATTATAAAAATCCGAAGCAGATTGCACACAAGACACTTGCAGACAGAATGGGTCGGCGTGACCCAGGAAACAAGCCGAAATCAGGAGACCGTATTCCATTTGTATACATTCAGACAAAGGGGAAGGTTCAATTGCAAGGTGACAAGGTAGAGCATCCTAATTATATCCGAAAACACAATATCCGACCGGATTATGGATTCTATATTACAAATCAGATCATGAAGCCTGTTCAACAAGTATTCGCATTGGTATTGGAAGACATCCCATCCTTTGAGAATAAGAAGAAGCGGTTTATTGAGCGGATTACACGAATGAAAAAGAGATACATTGACGATGAGAAATACAATGAACAAGTCCAGAAGATTAGAAATCGCGAGGTAAAGCAGTTGATATTTGACGAATTTATTGCAAGGTGTGATAATGTGAAAAACAACCAGAGTTCTATCTTCAAATATTTCGGATAAGTAATTCTAATAGAATCATTGAATCATTGAATCATTAGAAATGAAAATATTATATAAATTTTTTATTATATAATACAAAAGCATTTATTCAAACATGTGTATTCATTAAATATATATAATAGTATTAATTCATACTATTATTTCGTCTTGTTGTATTAAATATATTGTATGCAAGGTCTACATTAGTTCCTGATGGGTCAAGCATATCTTGAAATGTTTGTACAAGAGTATCAGTGATAATATGTCCCAATTCACTTTGTAGAGTTGCAGCTGTTTCATCATTAATAGTCATATTAATTGGCATGATATCGGTATCTACTTGGATAGTAGTAATATTATCTGGTAATGCAGGCTGTGTAATATTAATAGTATTAGTGTTTGTGTTAGTGGTAGTGTTTACTTCAGATTGTTGTATTGTCTGAGTTTCTTGCCTTGATTCTTGATGAGTCATATCATCATTTTCTGATTCTTCTATACTATCACGCGGAGTCACAATAGGGCTGTGTTGTTCTTGTCTATTCCCATTTGTACTCCCACCAGTTGTACTCTCACCAGTCACACCTTCACCAGTTCCATTATTACTTACATCACTTCTTATGTCGGAAGTATATTCTCTAATATCGTATCTACAAAGCGGGCATCTAGAACTGGTATTAAACCAAGACATTAGGTTATTTCTTCGAAAGATATGATTACAATGACGGATACGAATTACTTGTTCATTTTCTTGAAAAGGCAGCAAATCAATAGGACAGTGTAATTGTTGTGTCTGAACATCATTTATAGTAATCATTTCTGTAGCATCTGTGATTTGTTGTCTCGTTGGTAAAATAGGAATTGGTTGAAAAAAATTTTGAAATAAATGTAAATTATTGTTATTCACGGGATTATTCGCTGGGTTATTTACATGATTATTATTAATTACATCAAATAAAGAAGTAAAGTAAGTAGTTAGTTGCTCTGAAGGATTACCTGTAGTAAGACTAGTTCGAACAGGTGCAAATGAAATGTTATTTCTATGTCTACGGTTTCTTGTTCTATTGGTAGATCTGTTTGGTCGAATTGTTCTATTTGTTCTATTTGTTCTATTTGTTCTATTTTCTCGATTTTGTATATTGTTTAATCCTCTGAATCTAGAACTGAATACAGGTCTATCTTGTCTATTTGTTCTATTGTTTGTCTGTCCAAAGAGAGAATCACTGAATGGTGAATTATATATATTTGAAAATAATCCACTGGTTCTATTTGTATTTACAGGTTGTTGTGTCCTATTATTCTGTGTTGAAAAAGAATTCATATATCTATCTGAATTCTCATATATTGACATTAATTGGTCATACGTTCTCTGTATACTATCACATGTTTGTAACATAGTAGATACATTAGAATTATACGACTGTGAAAATTCAAGAAAATTTTCAATAATATTTTCTATTGGCATAGTGTGCTCCATGAAATAATTTATAATTAACTATATACTTTATTGTTAAAGTATATAAATATATAAAAAATATATAATCATATGAATGCATCAGTAACCCCAAACACAACAATGGATGATTTTGATATATATAAGGATAGAGGATTAACTGGGTTGGCAAATTTAGGAAATACATGTTTTATCAATACCACATTACAGTGTTTATCTCATACATACGAATTGAACAAATTTTTAGATGGAGATTTTAAGTCTCTTTTAAACGAAGACAAATCAAGAATTTTAGAAGAATACAACGAACTCCGTGAATTAATGTGGAGTCGCAACTGTATCATCTCACCTGGTAAATTTTTAAAGTCTATTCACGAGATTGCAAAAGAGAAGGACCGCGATATTTTCACTGGGTTTGCACAAAACGACTTACCCGAATTCTTGTTATTCATTATTGATTGTTTCCACGAAGGAATCCAGCGGGAAGTTGATATGGAAATTAAAGGAGAATCAATAAATAAAAAGGATGATTTAGCAATTAAGTGCTATACCATGATGAAAAACATGTATAGCAAAGAATATTCCGAAATCTTGAAGCTATTCTATGGAATTCATGTATCAAGTATTTATTATCAAAGCAATGGAAAATGTTCAAGTCAAACTCCAGAACCATTCTTTGTGATTAATCTGCCCATTCCACACGAACCGAATCCTACACTACAAGATTGTTTCAAATTGTATACACAAATGGAGACACTAGATGAGGAAAATGCTTTGATTGATGAAAAAACAGGAGAGAAACAATTAATTAAACGACAAATAAAATTCTTTAAATTGCCAGATGTATTAATTCTTGATTTAAAGCGTTTTAATAACATGATACGAAAGAATCAATGCAAAGTCGATATTCCATTGCAAAATCTGGATCTATCACCTTTTGTAAATGGATATAACAAGTCACAGTATGTATATGACCTTTTTGGTGTATGTAATCATTCTGGTTCAGTAATGGGTGGTCATTATACAGCAAATGTGAAAAACGCTAATGGAAAATGGTATTCGTTCAATGATAGAAATGTTCAAGAAATAAAGAATACCAATTCAGTAATTACAAATAAAGCATATTGTTTGTTTTATAGAAAAAAATAATAAGATAAAATATATATAGATGAATTATAATTTAGACATAAATTCTGGACTCCACGGAGTATACAATGGATTTAATACATCTGTGTTACATAAAAATCCATCAATGTTAATTATATTGACAGTTGTCATCATATTATATTACATTGTATTTTCAAAAGTTACTGTTCAAGATTCATTATTTTTAAGTTCTGATGTTCCATTTTCTACACCATTAAATATTATTGAAACATTAATGTGGGGATTATTTATCTTCTTAATTTTGATAAATGGATTACAATACTTTTTTGATGTAAACATCAATGCAACGATCAAAAAAATTTTCAGTCCTGAACCAGAGATTGATATTAATGTATTGAGTAGCCATAAAGAGCCTGAACCTGTTCCTGAAATTCAGATAGAAAAACAGGTATTCCATGTTCCTGATAACAACTATACATATGAAGAATCAAAGGCTTTATGTAAAGCATATGGTGGAAGATTAGCAAACTATGATGAAATAGAAGCTGCATACAATGATGGTGGAGAATGGTGTGGCTATGGATGGTCTAAGGATCAAATGATTTTGTATCCTACTCAAAAAGATACATATAACAAATTGCAAAAGATAAAGGGTCATGAAAACGATTGTGGTAGACCAGGTATAAATGGTGGTTATATTAAAAATCCCAATGCACGATTCGGTGTAAACTGTTATGGTTACAAACCAGAAATCACTCAAGAAGAGCGTGAAATAATGAATGAAACTACACCATATCCTGAAACTGAAAAGGATAAACGATTTGAGAAATTAGTCCAAAAATACAGACAGAAATTACCAGATATATTAGTAGCTCCATTCAACAATAATCGTTGGAGTGTTATTTAAACATGTATTTTGAAACATGTATATTGGTAGATATTTATAATAACATGTATTCACAAAATAATATATGTTATTACACAATGTATATAATTATAATTCCAGCCAAAATGAATGCAAATAAAATCATAAAGGTTATACATGTAATTATTCTGGTGTTACTTCTGACAATGACATGAGTTATAGCAGCTTCTTCACTATTCATATCTTGTATATCTACTTCTTCTTGGTTATTCACAATAAGCGCATTTTGCAGTTGTTCATCTCTAATAGTAGGTTCTACTTGTATAATGTTATCTCCAGAATGATTGAGTAATTGATTTAATGAAAGTCTTATAACACGTGCTCTTCGAGAATGATATTCTGTTGTTTGTCGTGTACTTATATTTGTAATATCGCTTACATTTCTAATTGGTGTTGAACACAATAAACAACATGGATTCTTTTTCTTTTTAATCCATGATATTAGACACTGTTTATGTAGATAATAATTACACGAACAATCACTATTGAAGTGAGAATAATGATGTAAATCAAATATAGTATCATCTTCTAGACAAATAAGACATTCGGTACTACAATCTTCATTGACTCCATTTTCATTGACTCCATTTTCATTCATTTTATTTTCGTCAATCGTTGGGTTGTAATTATATCTATACATTTTATTATATATAGTTTTATTTTTATCTTCTTTTTTTTGATTTCTTGTTTGATTCTTTACGAATACGGCGTGTATTTTTCTTTGTTCCCTTCCTTACAGATGCTTCTTGTTTCTTTGTTCCAACTAAATCTAACAATGAAGAATAAAGGTCATCTTTTATAACAGATACTTTTTCATTGATTTGTTTCAACGATACATCTTTGCTTTTAGATGGATAAGATTGCTGTAAAAAAAGTAATCCAGTTGGTACTGCTAAATTTTCAAACATTGAACTCATAAGTATTTCGGAAGAACCACCATGTTGAACATAAGAATATGGACCAACGCCACTGTCTTTAAACATATTATGAATCTTGTAATTACCTGTATATCTTGTTCCATTCACATTTTGAAATATCATATCATCGCTACCCATCATATTTTCTGTTGTATCACTCATTGAAACTTATATACATTATACATATTTTTTTGTATTCCAATCAAACGATTTGTTTGCTTTCTTATAATTTTCTATCAAATGCTTCTTTTTTTGTAGTTCTTTTTCCTTTGTAATTTCATCGATCTTTGCTACTAATGGATTAGCTAAAGATGGGTCTTCTTCGAATATTCCGATATTATATTTCTTTCTAATATGGTGTGTAATCAAAGAAACAAAATCACATTGATGAACCTTATCTGCTAATGCAAGAATATTATAACCTTTTTCATTCAAATAAGTATGATAATCATCGAATATTTTTTCCAACTCCTGTTCAGTTGATTCATACTGGTTATTCCATTCTTGTTTTAATAGTCTATTTGTTTCCCTGCATGAAAGATAATCGTCAATCGAAAAATGTTTAATTTCATTCCATTTCTCCAATTGTGCGATTTCATAATCATCAAGTTCTTCACTATCACTATCGTTGTATGTAGACATGGTTAAATCTTAGACAATCTATATATGAAATAGGTCAAATCTTCTTTAAATAAGTTTGTATCATTAAATTCGTATCCATTGTCATATACCACATCAATAATTTCATCGAATAACTTTTCAACAACATCTTGAATAATAGGTTGTTCATCATTATATTGCACATTTGTTTCTTTGGTACTATGGTGTTCTATACCATTATTATTATCATTATCATTATCATCTTTGCCTTCACTATATTCCTCATCGTATTCCTCATCGTATTCATCATCGTATTCATCATCGTATTCCTCATCACCATCATATAAATATTCTTCATCCCAATTACTATTTTTGTATACTGTATCAATATGATTATTGTATTCACTTACAAAGGGTTGTTCTAGCCACTTTTCAATGTGAGTTTCATATACATTTTTTCTTGCACGAGAAAAAATGTCCTTATAAGGACCAATGATATATGTTGAATGTCTATCAGGAAACACATAATTGATGTTTGAAAGCGATGCTTTCGTGCTAAAGTATGATTTTATATCCATAATTGCTAATGTCTTTCTTTATAGGGTTAATCATAAAAACGCTTTATATCATTTGTATATTTAATCTCTCTTTTACTCTTAATATACTCCATAATCTCATTCGTATCTACACTATTTCCTAAACAATCATCCAAACAATCCTTAATAAATTTCAGTGTCAATGCTTGTGTGGAACGAGTATTTTGAAACTTCAACTTACCATCCGAAATTTGAATCACAGCATGGTCTAAATTGTTATCCGTTGCATATTTATAAATATTGGTTCCAAGTTCATTGCGTTTTCCTCTTATATTTTTCAACTCATCATGTAGTGTTTTCACCTTATTATCTAGCTGTACCCATGTTTTAATCTGCTCTGAAAAATCGCCCATTTTATATATGATATATAGGTATCTTTTTAACTAAATATCATACTATTTATTTAACGGCGACGGCGGGTGCTACGGTTTTTGTTGGAACGGCGTTGTACGCGTTTTTGTGCTTTGTACATTAAGAAAGGTAATAATGCTGTTTTAGCAGCTTTTAATACACCAGATAACATACCACCACGGCGGGATCTGCGGCGGCGTTGGGTTTTTCTGGAGTGTTTTTTGTGTGAAACACGACGGGAGTGTTTTTTCTTGTGAGTTCTTGATCTTGTTCTATTTCCTCTTGCCATTATATATTAATACAATATTAAAATTTCTAGATAACTTTTGTCTTAGAACGCACTAACAAAATAAGGATTGCTAAAATCAATACAAAAATGAAAATGACAAACATGAGTGTTAAAAATATATATGGGTATATTTCCTGCAGCAGAATAGTGACAAAGGGACTGAACATCTGTTTAATTTCTTTTTTTACATCATCTCTTTTAAGAATACGGATACATTCGTTAATGAATGTTTCTTTCAAAGTCATTATACTATAATTATATTATTTGTGCAAAATTTTATCTTATTTTTTCCATCATTAGGTATAATATGAATATTTATAACGAACAATCATCCTTAGATTTAAGTAAGCTTAGTTTAGGTAATCCTGGACGATTACAAGGCGGTTCATATTTCTCGAAAATAAGTTATGATAACAAACCATTTTACTTGCAAACTTCTAAATGTGATACTAAGAATGGTATTATAACTACTGGTAAGAAAACATACTGTGACCTTATGTTTACAACTGGAAACAATGGTTTTTTAGAATGTTTAGAGAACATTGAAGAACGAATCAAAGAAATTCTTCTTTCTAAAAGTGAAATATGGTTTAATGATAAGTTAGATTTAGAAGATATTGAATACTTTTTTAATAGTCCTATCCGAACATACAAGACTAGTTTATATTTATTACGAACATATGTAAATCAGAAAGTTACTAGCTTAAATGTATATGATGAGAATCAGACTTTACGAACAACTGATGATGTGAAAGATAACATTATTTGTGTGATTAATCTCAAAGGGATTAAGTTTACGAGTCAAAGTGTACACTTAGATATTGATTTAAAACAGGTTATGATACTGGAAAAATATGAAGACAAAGTGAATTTTAATCAATGTTTGATTCAAACATCAAGACCATCTACTGTTCCAGATAATGTGTCAGATATTCATAAAACGAATGGAACTATTGGAACTAATGGAACTAATGGAACTAATGATTTAGTAGAAAAAGACATTATTTTAGGCAATCATCATACAGCATCCCCTTCACAAGAGGTAAGTTTAGGAAATATTAATGATTCTAATGAAAATATTACAACCAATGACATTTCAAATGAGATAGAAACGATTGAAGATAATAGTATTGTATCTGGCAATAATGCAAATGATATTCAAGAAGAAGCTATTTCTGTGATTGATAAACTAGATGAAATTGATATCAATATGAAAGAGAATGATAGAGAAGAAAATACAAATGGAAATATAGTTACTATAGTAACAGACGACATAGATACAACACAAGAATTAAATGAAGTAAATGGAAATGACATTAGTAACAAATATGATTTCAACAATAATAATAACGAAGAAAGAGAGAACACCGAAGAAACTGTTGTATTAGACGCTACAAAAAATTTAGAAAATGCGACAACACAAAATAATGAGGTATCACATGAAGAAAACATTATTTTAGAGAAATCAGAAACAACTCCAAAAAATACATATGATTTAGAAGAAATCACACTTGATGTTAATGATGATGAACCATTGATGTTGAAAAAACCGAATGAAGTATATTATGAGATTTACAGAATTGCACGAGAGAAGGCAAAACAGGCAAAACAGGCGGCCATCATTGCATATTTAGAAGCAAAAAACATTAAAAACACATATATGTTGGAGAGTGATAGTGAAAGTGATAGTGATGAAGATTCTTTAGACGATTTAGAAAATATGTCTCTTTCCGATCACGAATTAGAAGAAAAATTAGATAATTAATTAAACATTTACAAAAATTTTTTATCATTAGTTTTATATAATGAGCATCAACAAATTGTTAAAAAGCATTCGCGGAACACATTTAGTAATTGTAGCAGCTGCTTTAGTTTTAGGATATGCTGTCATGAATTATTCTTCTTCCAAATCCTCTGTAAGTGAACGCATGGAAAACGAATCTGACTCTGCAACTTCCAGTGTAATGAACCCTCCACAATCCCCCAACCAAGGCGCATCCACTGGTGTATGTGGTAACAGCTACCAACCCAGTGCTCCTTTGGGAGAAAACAGTGGTCCCGCAACTGCTGGTGGTGTCCAAACCAGTATGCAAGGATTACCCCCTTCATGCAGCAACCAACAAGTTGTTAACCCATCTGAATTATTACCCAAAGACGAAAACAGTGAATGGGCCAAATTAAACCCCATGGGCGCTGGTGACTTACAAAATGTAAACTTATTACAAGCTGGTTACCATGTAGGTATCAACACTGTAAGTTCTTCTTTAAGAAACGCCAACTTACAATTGCGTTCTGAACCCGCCAACCCTCAAGTATCTGTCGGTCCATGGAACAACACCACCATCAACCCTGACATCAACCGCAGACCTTTAGAAATTGGTTGCAACGGTAACTAAATACTGTGCAAAATAGCATAATCTGAAACAATATTTTATCAATATAAGATATTGTTTAATTCCAGTGACTACAGCATAAACTTTTGTAAAGTTAACATTTTTGAGCATAAACTTTTGTAAAGTTAATATTTTTGAGCATAAACTTTTGTAAAGTTTATATATATGAAACGCGATACTATCTTCTGCTATATATTAATTATTTTTATAGTGGGTATGTCAATTAAAATATATTTAGAATCAGATGCATTTAATTTAAAATGTATTGTATCTGATGTTGATGGTAATACATACTGTGTTCGCGAAAGAAACAAAATCAGTTTGGTTGCAGATTTGCTTGCACGTGTTACCCAAAAGATGAAGCATTTAGTAAAACACATGGGGGAGAAATATCCACAACGAGCAAATGTCCAACGGCTAACTGAAAACTTCGACCCTCAAAATATAAAGGAGATTCTACCCACCAGTAAGTACACAGCATACAGTGAAAATAAAGGTGAAACCCTAGCATTTTGCGTAACAAAAACAAAACAAGGTAATTCACTTATTGATGAGAACACACTTACTTTCGTTGCCGTTCATGAATTAGCACATGTATGTACCAAGTCGGTCGGTCATAATGATGAATTCTGGCAAAACTTCAAATTCCTACTTGATAATGCAGTTGAAATTCAAATATATGACCCTCAAGATTATAAGAAGAAACCAAAGGAATACTGTGGTATGAAAATAACAGACAATCCATACTATGATTTGTAATACAAAAATTGATATAGGAAAATAAAAATATAATAGTATACAATAAATAAGTATAAGTATGACAACAAAGAAAGAGAAAATAGGAAATAAATTACAGAAGCCTTTCTTAAAATGGGTTGGTGGTAAATCTCAAATTATTAATAATATACTTTCAAAAATACCAAAAGAAATGAATAATTATCACGAATTATTTCTGGGGGGTGGAAGTGTGTTATTTGGGGTTCTATCATTACAAAAACAGAATAAAATCACTATCAAAGATAAAATTTATGCATATGATATTAATAGTGACTTAATTAATGTATATAAGAATATTCAAAATAATAAGGATGAACTATTTAGATTGTTGAAGTTGTATATGAATGAATATGATAGTTTAAAAGGAAGTGTAATTAATAGAAAACCTACAAGCATTGAAGAAGCAAAAACTTCCAAAGAGAGTTATTATTATTGGATTAGAAACAAATATAATACTATTGATAAAGATACTATTGAATGTTCTGCTTTATTTATGTTTATTAATAAGACTTGTTTTAGAGGAATGTATCGTGAAGGACCAAATGGGTATAATGTTCCGTATGGACATTATAAAAAAACTCCTGCCATACTTTCTGAACAAGAATTAAATTACATTAGCGACTTAATAAAAGATGTTGAATTTATACAAAGTGGATTTAATGATTCAATAAAAAATGTGAAAAGGGGAGATTTCGTATATCTTGACCCTCCTTACGCACCGGAGAATTCTAAGTCGTTTGTTGGATATGTCGCAAATGGTTTCAATTTAGATGCACATAAATCATTATTTAAAGCAATAAAAAATTTAAAAAAGATTAAATTTGTAATGAGTAATGCAAAAGTAGATTTAGTGACAGATACTTTTAAAGATTATAACTGTGAAGATATAAGTGCAAGACGAGCTATTAATTCTAAGAAGCCAGATTCAAGAACAACTGAAGTAGTTATTTATAATTAGCTATGAAGTTAATGATATCATCTTTATATGTTTCGCTACTTCCCAAGAAGTATTTGAACCCTTTGACATTTAGGTATTTTAATTCACGCACACAATTTTTTTTAAACCAATCAGAAAGACAATACATATAGATTATATTATACTCTGGAAATGTCTCCGAGTATTGCCACAACTTAAAATCTGGGGTTTGTATTTTCTCACACACTGACCCAGACACTTGTTGGAATTTCTTTTCAATAATAAATATATTTTTAGATTCTTTATTTATATAACATTCATCTGGATTTTTACATCCGTGTGCTTTTTCGACGCTTTGGTCAATGTCATCTTTCATACATTTAAAGAAGTTTGATTGTTTAGTTTTTATAAATTGTTTATCATATCCTACAAATGTAATTATGGTTGAATATTTATTTTTTTTAATTACTTCAATTCTATCATCCAAATCCGTTAAAGCTTCGTAAGGGAGACCATTTTTATTAGTATTCGCTCCTCCAGCACCAGTTCCCTTATTTTTAATTGTTTCTGTTGCTATTGTTGTTGTTGGTGTTGTTTCTGTTACCCTTTTTACAAGAACAAGTTTGGGCTTCTTCTTAGGTCCTTCAATTATAGGTGTTGGAATTACAGATTCAGTAGCAGCAGCCATATTAAATTATTGGTTTAATGTAACAAATAGAGTCTGACAGTTAAATGAGTTGTTTATTATTATTTATGTGTGAGAAATAGAATCAATTTTATTATTAATTCATCGTTGTTGATATGTTTCAAACAACAATGAAATATTCTTTTCTTTTTCCTCTTCTCTCTTGATACACTCAAAACTTTGCTTATATTCCGGAAAAAATGTATCACACAAGTATTCTTTTTGTATTTTTGTCAGATATAGATAATCAATATCACTTCGTTGCATGGCTAATTCATAAATTTGTTGACCACCAATAATCCATGCATTCGCATATTTTTCTTTCCTACAATGTTCCAAGCACACATCAATAGAATTATACATATTATGTCCTTCCATTGAACGAGTAATAACATAATTGCTTCTATGTGGAAGAGGTTTAGATAAACTATCCCAAGTGTTGCGACCCATAATAACCGCGTTTTTCTCTCCTAAGTGTGGTTTGTTTTTTGTCATATGTGCAAAATATTTCAAATCTTTAGAAAAGTGCCATGGTAATCTGTTCATGTAACCAATGCCATTGTTCATGCAAACCGCAGTAATAATGTTAATCTTCATTATGTATATAAATATTATATGTTTTATTTATATACATATGAATAATATTTATAACATATTGGAATTAAATAACAAAGGTCATATTGAAAACATATACATATTCAATAAAAGTGAGTACAAAGCAGATAAGCCTACTATTATTAAACTCACAAATAGTGATTTAGATGACCCTGACTATATAAAAATTATAACCCCAGTATTGTTAAGTAAAATAGACCGAAAAAAAGTTACTTCAAATGAATTACATGTGTATGTAGTGAATGATACTATTTATCCAGATGACACATTTGATACTATGAAGCGTAAAGTAGCATATGTTATGGAGGGCAGAATAACACCAGATGAGATGTATTTCTTTGGATATAAAGAAACAAAATGGGACAATGAAGAAGTCTATAGTAAATTGACCCAAACAATGAATGAAACAACTGTGTCTGAAGATACTTTTATGAATGTTATGACAAATTACATTGATATCAACATGGAAAAACTACCGGAAAAAGAAGAATATTCATACGACGATATTATTGCTTTAGATATGCAAGGAAAGAGTGTGAATGTGTTGGATTCTCTCGGTATTCGATATTTATTGTCAAGTATTGATAATATACCAAAGAATCCATACAATACTACAAATGTAAATAAGAGTATTGACGAAACACCTGGTCAAATTCTCTCAACATTCAACAATAGTACCCTTCTTGAAATAGGAAGTTACAGTGATAATATTATTTATTTGACATCTTCTGTGAATGTATTCACATTTGCGCGCGATACAGGATTAGATAGCAAATATCTAAGTAAGTTGTACTTTCCATTCATGTTTGAAGCAAATATTTTCAATTTAGAAGACATACAACGAGAGAAGCCAAAATTAAATGAAAAATTCAAGAAACAAGTAAGTAGTAATTTCTTAAGATATAATAAAAATATTGATGTGTTGCATGAAATATACAATACACGAACAAAAGAGTTGGATTACCAAGATACAGGATTGAAGAACATATATTTCACAATTATTCAAGAACAGGAAATGGTATTGCCATTGGAAGTAATATTCAAACTAGTAAATAGCACTGAAACACTACCCTACATACGGTTTAATCCAGGCAAATATAAAGAAGATATATATCGATTATACACCAATCAAGAAGCCACAAACGGAAAGAAAGTGCCTTTTTTAAAGCGATTAGAAATCAATAAAATAGATAAAGAGCTGATAAATGATAGGTCTATTTCATATTATATACATGAAAAAGATAAGCATAGTGTATTGGTTCAAATATATACAAATGGTAACATTGATGTACACATTTTGAACAATAATTTGCTCGATATTGATACAATCAACCAATTAATGTATGACCATGTAAATCCATTATTGGGTGTGATACGAAAACTAATTGAAAATCAAGGTTACAACTTCTCACTATTTAACTCTTTTGAGGACACAAAGATACGATACAATTATATGGAATTTAATACTATTGTTAACATAACAAAAAAACTACAATTGAATAAATTCATAGGTTGCCTATCTAGCGTAGTTAACATCATAGATGATGATATTAAGGTTGGAACCAATATTAGATATAAAAGAATCTCAAATTTCAATGAAATGGACAGTATTGATGCGTTCATAAGTGATTTGACTACATACAATACTGGAAAAGAAGAATTAATAACAAGCATCATTGACAATTTCGATAAAACCGAATCACAGGCTCGTGAATTATATGCGCAGTGGTTAAGCAACATTCAAGTAGAACAAGACATACATGAGCATAGAAAATTAAAGATTAAAAACAATCCTGGATTTCCTGTCATTATGAAGAAAGTCCCATTCAAAAATAAAATAGCTATATCAATCACAAATATAAATAATATTTCATACATACCATCTATTAAGATTTATATAGATACCATGATACGATTAACCCAAGATATCAAGTCAAGTGGTATTTCAAAAGAAATTATTAACAAATTATGTTCATCAAAACGCATTGTCAAAGAGGAAAAGGCAGAAGAAATTGCGGTAAGTCAGTCAAAGGCAAAGAAATTCCATGGTGCATTGCAATTTCAAAAGATGGAATCTGCTGTTGACTCAGAAGAGGATGATGAATTGGATTTCTTTGGTTCCGATTCAGAAGAGGGTTCTCTTGACAGTGATGAAGGCGAAGGCATAGAAGATATTTTAAATATAAAAGGTGGAGCAAATAGTGATGATGAATTGGATTTCTTTGGTTCAGACTCAGAAGAAGGCTCTCTTGATGATGATGAACAAGAGGAAGAAGAAGCAATATCACCTACTCCAAAGGAACCTACTCCAAAGGAATCTGTTGCACCACTTGTCTTTGATGAAGCATCTG